AGTTCTCCTTTCCGGACGCCTCGCGGCGCCCTCTCTCCCCTTTCAGAATATAAAAGTACAGGAGTTACTATACCATAAAATAACTTCTCAATCAATTTAAATTGCTACACTGCAACGTAGAAAATAGCCGTGGACATTTGTTCATATTGTGAAGACATGCACAAAAAATAAATATCCTGCGAAAAAGGGATTGACGCGGCGGGAAAAACGTGCTATATTATTCAGGCAATCGGGATGCTAGTGTGGCTCAGTCGGTAGAGCAGCTGATTCGTAATCAGCAGGTCGCCGGTTCAAGTCCGGCCACTAGCTCCAAGCGAAAACTCCGAAAGTCTTGAGATATCAAGGGTTTCGGGGTTTTTCTTTTTTCTCTCTACCGACGAGCCACTTCCAATAACTGAGAACGGTTGTTTATTGGTTGTTTATTTTTGCTGCTTGCTCAGATTCGCGTAGTCCTCGTTCTCCTCTGATAACCTTCACTCTCCGGCTGTCCGACACAGAAATTTTCTCCGATCGCGTGCCGTATGAAATAGCTTTCTACAGCTTCCAGCGACAGCAGATACTTTGTGCCGATCATTGCGGATGGGATCTCGTTATCCTTGACAAGAGAACGGAGGCAATTCTTCGTGATCGCCGTGTCCGGGTCGATCTGTTTGAAGTAGTTCGCAGTCTCTTCAATCGTCCTCATTCTTATCCGTGGGCTTTCCATTTTTCTCACCTCTATTCGCTTCGGTTTGTTCATGTTTGAAATTATAATTGATTCTTTTGTAATTGTCAATAGCCTTATTGAGATTTGTCACAATTTTTTTCGAGGTTGTTTCCTCCCCTCTCTTATTCCGGTAAAATAGATGCACAGACAGGTGGTGTTTCGTTTGGCTACTGTATCAAGGACAACAGACCGCTATGGTCGCCCAGTATATAAAATAAACGTGTATGCAGGATATGACGCATCAGGCAGGCAGAAGCGCAAGCAGTTTTCATGGTATCCGCCTGATGGACTGTCTCCGCGCAAGGCAGAAAAAGAGGCCATGCTTGTGGCGCTCGAATACGAGAAGAATTCCGTATCGTCAGAACCTAAAAAGGATGAAATGTCCTTTTCATCTTTCTCTGAGGTATGGATGCGGATCTATGCGAAGCCAAAACTCAAGAAGAAAACGGTGTCAGACTATGAACAGCTGCTCACCGTAATAAACAGGGAAATTGGGAATTACAAGCTGCGCGATATCGACGGTTCCCGAATCAACGATATTTACGATACGCTTCGCAGATGTGGTTCCCGCCGGGACTCCAAATGGAGACTCACAGACTCCGGAATCCGGATACTGAAGGAAGCGAAGGAAACGCAAGAAATGATCGCCAAGTCTGCCGGCATCGGGGTCCGTACACTGCGCTCCGCAATATCCGGTTCGAACATCAATATCAGTTCAGCGGAGGGTGTCGCGTCTGCGCTGAAACGCCCCGTTTCTGCCCTTTTCGTTCAGGCTGAAAAAGGCGAAACGCTCAACGAAAACACGCTCAAGCATTATCACGCACTGATTTCATCGATCCTCAATAAAGCTGTGGCATGGGGATACCTGAAAGAATCGCCTCTTGCTCAGGTTGAAAAACCACAGCCGAAAAAGACGGAGGCTGCCTTTCTTGAGGTCAGTAGCGTCCGAGAACTGATTTCAGAATTAAACAGGGGCGCTCCATTCAAGTATCTGGCTCCCATTCAGTTCGATATGCTCACCGGTATGCGCCGTGGAGAGATCCTTGGTCTCCGCTGGTCCGACGTTTGCATGGAAGAAAGTATTCTTCGTATCCAGAACACGCTCAATTACGTTTCTAACGGCGGTGTTTACGCAGACACACCTAAGAATTCAACTTCAGTCAGATACATGAAGCTGCCTGAGTCGGCGGTTGTCATCCTGCAAAAATGCTTGGAGTGGCAACATCGTCAGTCCGAATTGCTTGAAGACAAATGGAACAATTCAGACGGTCTGGTTTTCACAAACGAATTCGGCTCGTACATTCACCCGGATACTCTCACCCACTGGTTCACTGCATTCGCTAAGAAAAACGGGTATGAGGGCATCCATCTGCACAGCCTGCGGCATACCTGCGCGTCGATCATGATTGCAGACAACGTACCGACCGTTGCCGTTTCGCGGTATCTGGGCCACGCGCAGGTATCTACGACGCAGAATATCTATTCTCATATGCTGGCGAAGGCCGCTGCAAGTGCTGCTGACGCGTATGATAAATTTTCTGACTTAATTAAGTAAAACTAAAGGCAGGGCCGTTAAATTTCAGTCCTGCCTTTATCCCCGCCAACCATTCATCGCCAATTTTCAAAGTGGAAAATGATCATCTCTTTATCCCCAAAAACGACGCAAGATAGCGCAGAGCCCCCGACAGAATTGTCTGTCGGGGGCACAGTCATTTTATGAGCCAAAAAACGAGAAATGCTGCAACGAATACTGCGATTGTAGGCATCCAAATTAAGAAGCCTTTTATCGGCTTTCTTCTGGAAAGGTCGTTCAAAATTGTTGTACGGAGTAATGTGAGTAGAAAACTGATTCCGCCAACGGTGATGAGATTATAGCCGATAAAACTGCGAAGTGTAGATTCATCTTCCAGAAGCTTCACATTGGTCGAAATCAAACTAAAAATTGCAACGAAAACAGCAAGGACCGCCAAAACGTTTGCATAGATTGATTTCTCAATTTCTTTTACATCATCAGCCTTCTTTTCAAGCTGATTGATCTGCTTTTCATAAGCTTTTTTGTATCCACTTAGCCCAGTGTAGCCTCCGATTTCATCTTTGAATGCTCCGCTATACGGCTTATTTGCCGGACCAGACAGTTGCTCGAAAATAATCATAGCATAACTGTCACCTGCGTTTAGTCGGATCTCATTCTCAGAAATATTAGTCAAACGAAAAAATACACGCGTCTTGTGCCCTGGCTGATAAATCGGAGCAGAAATAGACAAGCCTTGCCGGATACGGCTGTTGCGGTCATGCACAATAGCAGCCATGTCAACCGGCATATTGATGATCTCTTCCGTTGAGACCATTACCGATTCGCCAGGAGCAAGAACCTTCGATGTATGCTCTCCGCCGTCATCATAAAAAGCTTTTGCACGCAAATCATACCCGATATTGGTAACGCAGTCAGGCGAAAAAGTGTCACTTTGAATAATTCCCGAATCAGCAATCAGTTTTGAAAGATCGTGGTCAACCAAAATCATATCCTTACCTCCGTTCTTTCTTTGCCTAAATTATAACGCAGCCGCGAGAATTTGCAACAGATTTTTGTGAATTTCAGAGAATTTAATAATATGACGTGCCATGCTTACGCCCCAATGCGTCCGAAATGCAATATAAAGCATGTATGACAAGTTCTCGGATTTGATAAAATAGGAAAAAGAACGGGGCTGAAATGCAGCCTCATTCTTTTTTCATTTCAAACTACTATTCCCTTTTCCTATTCAAGTAATCAAAATATTAATTGAATTTCTGAGAAAGTTCATTCATGGCTGTGTCAGCCCTTGGACGCCTGTGGCTTCCTTCCCCATGCTTTGGGTATGTAGTTTGATCTCTTTCTTGTTTATCCGCCCTACGGGCCGCTGTGGCTTTATTGCATCATATCATATTGCGAAAGCTCGCGCAAGGTCTTTCGGGGACATCCCGATTTTTTTGAACGCATCCAGTTCCTTCCGGCATTCAGCAAGTTCCCGACGCAGTTCATTGCACTTCTGAACGTGCCAGATGCAGCGGTCCATCCATCGTTTCACCTCCGTCGGCACTTCGTCGTCGATGAAGTTCTTGAACAGATCCGCCACCTCCTGCAGTTCATCAGGCGGAATCCGGCTGTTCTCATACGCGGCAAGTCGGTTGATTGCCTGTCCAAGTGGGCAGTTGTTGCAGCCCTTCTCGCCGTACTGTTCGCAGACCTCGCCGCACAGATTATTGTCGGCACCATGTACCTGCCAGCAGTGCTGTCCAGCGACGCAAAAATCAAATGTCAATCTTTCCATTTCTTCGGCACCTCCACAATAGGAATCGCTTCATAGAACCGTCCGCTTTCAATCAGCTGGTTTACGGTTCTAAATTGCATACTTCCGAACCATCCGTCCGTCATAACCCTGTCGATAAAGAACACGCGCCGTGAGCTTGCCATTCTATCGAGCGATTTTATGTGCGGCCCTCTCGCATATTTCCGTCTGGTACGTTCTTTGCAGTGCGGGCATACATCCGGAAGGAACGCCACTGCTCTTATATGCCGCTTGCAAGCAGAGCACTCAAACTCACATCCATACTCGTCGACATCGCTCAGAGTCCAATTCATCATTTCTTCCCCCTCCCAAGCGAGCAGAACCCATCCTCCGGCATATTAAGGCCGGTTGCATCACGAAAGCCGCACCTAACATATGTCCCACACCATGAAACATCCACGCGGCGGCCATCACAGTTCTTGCAGCGTGTGACCTGCACCGCATCCACTGTCGGAAGTCGGCTGATCTCAGCAAATGCAGCGGCATAGTCTCCCGATGTCCGACGCACAATTTCGAGCGCGTCTTCCTTGTAAATCAGATGTTTGTCCATCATGTCTCACCATCATTGATTTCGGCCAGCCAAAAATTGCGTGTGCAATCATCACATGACATACCATCTGCAACGTAGATACAGCACCTGGTCCCAACAGCCCCGTCGATAAGTTCTCCAAGCATATTTGGGCAAATATCTATGATCCCGCATTCTTTAATTGGCGCATTGGGGAACATCTTCAAGAACTCGCTCTGCCGCGTTTTTGCAGGATGTTCCCTTGCCCACTTTTCAACTGCGGCAACACATTTCTCCGCGTTGTCGGAAATATCGTTCATATGGCATCCGTGTCCAACATCTTCGAAAAGTGGTTTTCTGCAAGTATCCTGTCTGCTTCCGTGGCCCAATCTTTCCAAAACTTCTCTTCCACTTCCGGGCGCATGATGATTGGCGCGTTGCAAAGCTTCTCGTAGTGGCTGTAAAACGGCTCTCCCATGAGTTGTGCCACTTTCCGCCGCAGCTGCATGAATCCGCCGCATCCAAGGTCAATTTCCCGGCCGGTTTTCTTGCATTTAATCGTTACGCCCATTTTCTTCCCATCCTTCTCCATTTCCGCTGATTTCAACTGTTCCATCCGCGTTTACAAAAGTGTTGCTGACGTTCCATGTCACATGGCATGAACCGCAGTATGCTGTTATAAGCCCAATTCCTTCTTCTTCCGCCCGCCTTCCACGCTTCGCCATTTTCCCATTTTTCAAAATCGGGTATTCGCGCGCATATGTATAAAAGCTGGAAAGAGTCATCCGTCCGCCGCAGTGCGGGCATTTATTTGCCAAGACCCATTCACCGTTCATCTCTTGCCTCCTTCGGCTTTCCGTAGCTGCAAAAATCATCAGCCTGCATTACAACTGCTTCGCCTTTCACCCTGTTCGTCCAAAACGCGCGCAGGGCTGTCCCAGACGCTTCCGCAAAGCTGTTGATGTATGCGTGCGCGCAGTCTTTGCAGAGGGTGACTGAAACCAGATCCGGCTTTTTCCGCTTGCTCATTTCGAGTATCTTTCTCGATACATAGGCCCCGTCGATGTCATTCACCGCTTGCACCTCCATCATCCTTGTGATTCTTGTATTCCAGCATCGTGAATATCGCAAAAAGCGCGATCCACCAACGGCCAAAGTGATATGCCAGCCCGCACCAGCACGCAATATTGACGATGTTGTAAAAGATGCAAAATATCATTCGTTACCTCCGTCCATCCTCATTTTTGCCCCGCAGTCCTCGCAGTAAGATGCACGGTAGTCATCCCATTCGTGTTCTTCACCGCAATTTGAGCAGATCTGCATGCCGTCTTCCTCCAGCCATACGCCATACACAATCGGCGCAGCATCAGCAGTTCGCTGGCGCAGCAGGAGCGTTTTCACCCGTTGGGGTGTCCAGTTCGGGTTGGCTTTGTTGCATTCCTCAAAGTCTTCCAGCGCCTCAGCGCGGCTGATAAATTCTTCAGTCACAACGTTTCCCATCGTCAAGCTCCTTCCATGTGTGATACAGCGCCCATGCCATTGGGTCGCGGACGAACGGCAGCTTTTTCGCTTCCGCGTATTTCTTATTGAGGATGCTCATGGCCTTCTTCCACGCGCGATCTCCGATGTGCAGTTCTGCTGGGAAGTAAGTCCTGTCCAATCTGTCGATGTCCCCAACGTGCAGGCGAGCAGTCCCGCACTCGTCAAAGAGCGCGTAGACATCTTTGTCTTTGATGTAACCGGCCATTTCAAAGTTCCTCCTCTGGCACTCCGAACGCCTTTACGATCTTTTCCATGACATCGTAGATTTCCGGTTTGCCATCATACAAGTATCCATTGATTACATCGCAGTCGGACAGATCATTTAGATTCCAGTTATTTCTTTCCGCATAGTCAACCATATCTTTGAGCAGCTTGTTCAGGTCTTCCATTGTGGATCGGTATTTGGAATACGATTCGCGTGCTGTTTGCAGCTTGTTCTTGACCGCCTCGAAAAGAACCTCATTTACAGATCTGGACATATTGTATTCCTCCTTCCTCAGTGGTGCGTCCTCAAATTCCATTTTTCGATTGCGGCCGGCCGTTCGTCTGTCACGGTTTTCACTGCTCCATAGTCTGTAAATTCAACTTCTACTTCGTAATCTGTCTTTGGAGTCTTGATGTTGCACTTTTGGCAATAGATTCCGAAGCGCCATCCCGTCAAATCTTCAGCCCTATGGATTCCTGTGATAAAGAATTTTGCTTCGCCGCCGCAAAACGGACACGGTTTAAGGTTCGTCATTTCTATTCACCGCCTTTCTCTCTTTTACGATTTCCCGCCGGGAACTGCGCCACATCATCAGGAGCATTTCTGTGAGTGGCCGCGTCCGGTCTTTTCTCTTTGCTCTTTTAGCAGTCACCAGTCCAGTCTCTATTTGTCCGAGTAGATTCAAATATTCTGCCTTGTACATTACGCCAACGGAATACGGAATCTCATCCATGACCTTCTCGTAGACTTCCAGCGGCATGACGTAGTAGTTGAAATCCCCGATCAGATTGTGACCGTTCTTCGAGTGGAAGTCTTCGACGGAGGACTTGATCTCGTAGCAGTACACATCGCCCTTCTCGATGCCGGACACGCTATTGTTGACCGGCTTGAACTGCATATAGTCCACGCGAATGGGAGAAACGCTGCCGTAGTCGAACGTGACTTCCTTCGCCCAGTAGACGCGCGGGTCGTTCTTCGGGTCAATATGTTCTTCCAGCAGTTTGGAAAGCCACTTCGTCGTTTCTGGTCTGTTCATTGTTTGTCGGTGTCACCGGCCTTTCTTGCATGTCTTTTCGCCACGGCTCATATTTGGGCTGCGTAGTGTTTGAGGTGTATGTCGATGCTGCAGCTTCGCAATGAGAACACTCCCCGTCGCAGTATTCATAGCCAGCGCCGCACGGGTGGAGTGCGTAATCACTTCTCAGATACGTCCGCATTGGCTGCCTCCCGTTCGATCCTTTCGCAGAGTTCATCTGTAACGTCGTTCCCGTACATCAGTTCTTCAAACCCGTATCCACATCCGCAGCTGAGTGCATCAACATCGACGCCATGATTTTCGAGCCAATCAGATACTTGTTTGTTGAGATTGGCCGCTTTACTGGCGTAGAGTGCCGTCAGGTTCATCTTTTTCCGGATATGATTTGGAATTTTCAATGCCAGTTTCCCCTTCCATTTGTTGCAAAGCCTTCTCGGCTTCGGCGCGGGTCAGAAACACCGTCTTACCGATATTACTGATTCGCTCATAATCTCCGCCGTCTTCGCCTTCCAATGCCAAATAAATTGCAACCTCCATAACGTGCAGAGGAATTACAGGGGCTGATTCTGCAGCATAAAGAACATCACCCACTTTGCACGGCAGCACAACCACGCGCCCGTCCTTGTCGGCCTCGGCAAGTTCGCGGAGGCGGCTTGGGATTTCTTGTTTGGCCCCGTCCAGTGTCCCAGCAAAATACGCCGCACTGCTTTTAACCGTCTCGTAGCACTCACAGCCTGTAGCACTCCCCTGCGCCATCGGCTCGCCGCATTGCCTGGAGCATGCAAAAAAATGGATGCACTCTTCACAGGCTCTTACAGGATTTTCTTTAGGTGGCATGTTTTACTCCTCTCCCTCCATCGCCCGCTCGACCTCCCCAATGTCAAAAAGTCCTACTTTCAGCCCGCTCGGCGTATTCTGTTCATGCGCATACGCCGTCAAATGGATATTCCAGTGATCCGGTCTGTAAGAAACTCCGTCCCGAACAATATCAACGTCAGAATAGCCATTGCACGGCAGCACGACGCACCGCCCGTCCTTGTCGGCCTCGGCAAGTTCAATGAGCCTGCTTATCGGCGTCCCATTAAACGCCTCGACAGCTGCTATGGACTTACCCATCAGTGCAAGCTTTACCGTCGCTACCTCTTCTGGCTCCAATGCGGTATCCTCATATGCCGCAACGCGATTTCTGAGCCGATCACGGCACAATATCTCTCCGCATTCATAGCTTTGTTGCAATTCACAGTTGTCGCAGTCCAACATTGCCTCTCCGTTACTGAGCCTTTTTGTCAGTCGTTTCATATTTATCCCCTTTCATTGATTGGTACAAGCCGCCACTCCCACCAGCCGTTTTGCTGGCTCCGTTTGCGACTCAGATAGTATTTTCTGGACAGTTCCCAGATTTTGCGGATGCACGCTGGTCCGTATTCTTCGCACGGAACATCACCGTCGCATTTTTGGCACTGTTCGCAGTCTGGGCAGACGAATGTCTGGCAAACATCGGAGCAGGCATCACGGAAATCATCTTCTGTGATACCTTCATCTGGGTCGATGTAGTCTTGCAGCCACGAAGCAAGGTCGCCGCATTCCGGGTGCATTTTCCACTCATATAGTTCACCATCGAAGCAAAGCGTGTCGATTTCGTACTTTTCTCCACGGTTGATGCAGTTTCCGCAGTAGTCACAGCGATGCGGTTTAAGTGCCGTGCGAGTCACTGTCTTCAGTCTGTCTATCCCCATATTTGCTGTTCCTCCCGTCGTTTTTTCGTCAACGTGCAGTTTGGTCTATTCATCGACATTTCTTCTGTTCCAAGCTCTGATGGCCGCCCGCTTTGTACCTTTTATCGGTCCATTTGCCCCGCAGTATGTGCAGCGGCATTGATACATCAATTCTGGGGATATGTCTCCGTTAAACTGGTGTATCTAATCAAGATAAACCGGCCATTCCACAGAACATTTGTGGCAGAACGGGCAGTTGTTAATCTGGTCCATCATAGTCCTCCCAGTTTTTATGCAGTGCACTGAGGCTTTCATATGGGCAGGCAGATAACTCATCCCACTTGACGTAAATGTAGCCATCATTGCTGTAGACATCGACTTCATATGCTTGTCCGGTTTGCAGACCCATATAGCCGTTTTCGCCGACATATACGAGTCTCACGTTTTTCCCGATTTCCTTCATCCACCGGCCATTGCTTCCGAGCCTGATCTTCCTCCCGCAGAACCGGCACTTATTGACGAGAGCTCCTTCCCCAAAGTAGCGGCCAGGCTCGTGCCACTTGAGAATGTCGTGGAAAAGCCACTTGAGGCTCCAGCACGGCCGGTATGTCCAGATAATCGCCAAAACGCAATATACGATTGCAAACGCGGACAGAACTGCAATCATAATCAGGAGAGCAGTCATTTCTTTTCCTCCTCGGTGTTTTTCCAGTCACAGTATTTCTGGCAGAGTTCCAATGTTTCAAAGGCGTCATGATATGTATCGGTTTTGGCGAAATCGGCGCTGTCTTTTATCAACTTCATGGCTCTAAGATCAGTTTCTTCGTCATTCCCCGCATTTTCATATACCCTTTCGATTATCCCGTTTCTATATTCATAGAGTCGATATAGACTTATCCGTCTCGGGAAACGTACAGTGGTTCTCTTTGCGCATATACATTCCTCAGTCATTTTTCTTCCGTTCGGAGATACAAAATGGATTATTCGATGCTCATCACATTTACTGCATTTAGGTCCTTGCTCGTATCGGTAATCGACCTTCCACGCTTCTGTGAGACAAGAACCGAGCAGTTCCTTGAGTCTCGCCCGTCTAAATTTGTCTTCAGCTTTGCGAACATCTTTTTGGGCCTGCGCGATAGCCCTCCTGTATTCGCCCACAATTTCATCCCGCCGGTCTCTGAAAATGCGAAGTTCCTCATTCTCCCTTTCCAAAGAAGCAATTTTATCAATAATCTCCTGCTTGACGTTTTCTTTCACCGCCGCCTTGAGTTCCTCGATCCGCGAGTCAAACTCATCTTCCTCAAAGAAGTCGTCCGGAAAATCGTATTCCGAAAATTCAATTTTGCCCATTGTGTCTTCTCCTTCGCATTGCTTTTAAATCAGTCTGTTTCAATTTACTTTTCTGAAGTTTTGGAGCAAAAAACTAGCATAGTGCAATCTATTCATCTGCATTTTCGGCCCTATATGCCACCCAAGCGCTTCCGTATTCGCACTCACGCTCATCCCGATCCACAAAGACGAATGCACCATTTTCATATTTTTTCAGAACAGTCCAATAACCAGTAAGCCCTACGGGCTGCAAAAACACCGGCTCCCCGACGGCCTCCTTCAACTCATAAACCGACGCTGAACACTTGCATCTAACAAACTCATTCGATGTTTCGGCTGTGAGTGTCCTGAGCGATCCGTTCACACGATGAAGTCTTTCCAGTGCATCATCCCGCTCCTTTGAAACCTGTTCAAGCTGCTTGCACAGCTGCTCGATCCTGTCGCAGTCGCATTCTTGAGATAAGGATTCCAAGATTTTCTTGATGGCAGACAAGCGAACTCCATCAGGCGTTTTGTAGCCTTTCTCGGTATCCAAATCCCATGGCACATTCAGGTCCCGCATGATGCTGCGGATAGCCCATTTGTATCCAGTCTCATAACCCTTTGCAAAATTCTTCTGAGGGATACTCTTGTTGAATGCTCTTGCGTCGAGCAGTTCCATTTTCAGGCGCAAATTCTCATTGCACAGAAGGTGCATTTTCTCTTTGCAGTTCCGCAGTTGATTAGCCTCACTTTTCTTCTCTGCCAGTGTAACCCATCGCTTTCCAATCTTAACTCTCATATTACTACTCTCCTTTTATCCGTCATTTCAGTATCTGCAATATTCGTTGTAGATGCGTTTTAGCTCTCGCGTAACGATGCCGTCCTCAATGTCCTCCAGCAGATCATCGAGATTCCACCGCGCCAACTCAAGCCGCTGCCTTGCCTGCTCTTTGTTGACGCGGCGGTATTCCGCAGGCAAGCTTGAATCGTTCTTGAGAATGCGATTGCACAATTCAATTTCGCCGCAGAGTTCTTCGAGTCGATGCGCTACCCGTGAAATCATGCAGTCATCATGTACGAGCAGTGTCTTGCCTTTCCCGATCATTTTGTGTTCTCCTCTCCGGCGGTAATGTTGTCATACACAACGACGCAACGACGTTTATGAAATCATTCATACTGCCCACGCCCTTTCATCGCTTCTGCGATGATTTCGTCCATATTTCGTTCCAGAAGATAATTGAGATCTTCCATTCTGTATTCCATCATGTACTTGAGTTCGCGCTTGACTGCGTCTGGTGTAATGCGCCTGCAGTTGCAGTGAACAGCGAGAATCAGATCATCAAACGTGATTCCGTCAAGAAGCGAATCACTGGTTGCAAGATCGTCTCCAAGTTTCCAGTTCCTTTCCATACTCAAATCTCCTCGTTGACATTGTGCAGTGTGACTTTGAAAATATGTTCAACATTGCAGTCTGCGAAATTCTTCGACGGATGACCGAGGTGAATTTCATCGCCTTCCGCCCATGTGCAATCACAGTCCCAGAAATCGTCTGATTCTGTTTTACGCTCAACCTCAGCAGCATTTTCAATTTCTTTGAGTGCACGATCATGGTTCTTGAAAACGCCGAGAACTTCACTGCCTTCGTTGACTTCGTTGTCCCAATAATGAGTTGCTACCCATACGATCATTTTCATTCGTCCTTCTCCTGATATTTGCTGTGTTTCGGATGATGTGAAGACTTCCACACATATCCGTTCTTCCTGTTTTTTTCTGCTCTCAAACGGTTGCTGGCCCTTTCTCTCTCATGTTCAGCTTCGAGGCGGTCAAGCAGGATGCCGAGCTTTTGAGCTTTCTCGACATATCCCTGCTGTATCAAACATCCGTGGATATCACTCAGCAGTGCTAAATCGTCAGCTTTTACTCTCATAGTAGTCTCACACCCATGCGGGATGCACTGTTGTATCCGGCAGGTTGAACAGCCAGTCAATCACGTCCTGCGGGACTTCTTCCTTCTTCCATGCAGTTCCGTATTTGTATCCGCAAACCGGACATGGCCGACACAGCAGTCCGTCAGGATGTTCCTCCGGTCTGAGCCATCCAAGCGTTTTAACCTCCACAGGGCCTTTGTCTCCGTTATAAATTGGCTTTTGGGGTTTGTAATAGGTCGCATCCTCACCGCTGATTTCTTCAGGGAGCTGGACACTGTACGGAAGAGATGCGAATTTCACCTGTTCAGGTGTCGGCGTGAATGTCTCGCCCTTTTTAAGCGCATTCAGCGCACACTTCTCTGCAGCATTTTTCTCGATTACGGCATCGCGTGTCAGCGTATAGTTATAGAGGTTGACCGCCTTGACTGCAAGCTTGTCCCAGCCGAGCTGCTTCTGATGCTCACAGTATGGCCGTATATCATTCAGATGCCACGCGTCCCAGATGTCACAGAACTTCCGGATCATCTCATCCGTCCAGCCTTCTGCCGGCTTCCCTTCTCGGATTTCATCTTGGCACTGTCCGCATGGGCCTTTACAGTTTCCGTTGCGTGTCGGTCCGATCACGCCGCAAATGCTGAGTTTTCCGTTCTCGAATTCGATCTTGCAGAACCCTCTGACCGGCGCTGCTCCATAGCCTTCGTGCATCGTGGGATTGACGATTTTCTTCATATTCTTTCCTCCTCAAATCGAAGCAAGGAAATCTCCAAGCTTCTGCCACAGTTTGAATGTCTCTACGCTCATCACGACGCTGTCCGGAACACCTCTGGTCAGCGTCCACTCATGCGACTTTGCAAACAGCTTCGTAGATGCCTTCTTTTCACGCTCGGTGAACTCAGTCGCCCAGCGGCGCTTTCTGTGCATGGTGTTCCATGCACTCCCATACCGTCCCATGCAGACCATGACATACGGAATTTCACGGTTGACTTCATCATGGCTCAGTTCAAGCATAATCTTCGCCATTCAGGATCACCTCCTCGTAGTATTCATCCCAGCCAAGGCAGTTCGTCGGATCATCTCCGTCGTACTCCGTTTTGAACTGACTAAGCATATCGTTTCTGGAAAGCAGTTCACCGGTTTCGATATTCATATAACCGATACCTTCCAAGGGAACTCCATCTCCTTCCTTTTGGTGTGACGTTACGTTAGCATAACCTACCGTCTAGTCAATATTTCCATTCGGAAAAATGATTTTTTATTCAAGCCGATAAATACAGCGCATACCACCATCACTTTTCTTTCTGACAACGAAAACAATCGAATTCGGCTCTTTTTCCTTTTCCTCGTCAGCATATCTGCAGGCCAGTTCTTCAAGATTTGTAGTTTTCATAAGCCTACCATCTACAATCCCGTATCCGCGTTTATATACCATGTAGCAGGTTCCGCCGGCTTTCCGTTCATCCTGTTTTTTGACGGCTTCAATCATTCGGCTCATAACCGCAATCCGCTCTACCAGCCTCCTGTCGACTGCATCCCGAATGAATGGATCATCGATGTCCTTCATTACACCACAGGCAGTCATGATTTGGTCGTACAATTCGCAGATTTCTCTGCGTGAATCATCAATCTTTCTGAATTCCTCAACTGTTGATCCATATCTGTACTTGATTCTATCTGCCTGTTTGGCATAGATCTCTGCACTTGATTTATCCACGAGTCAGAGTTCTCCATTCAAATCTCACTTCTGAATATTTAGTTGATTCTTTTGAAATTTTACGCATAAAAAGTATTCTTCTGATAAAACGAAGAATGCGTGGAAGATCGTCCGTAATGAAGCACCCGACAGCAAGAACGAAAAGGAATCCAACAAGTGGAAGCAGGCAAATAGGATCAATCATCACTTTTGCTCCTTCATCATAAGGTCATACAGTTTTGCTTTCAACTCCATGATTGTCATGTCGCGGTCATGAACTTCAGCTTCCAGATGGACGAGTTTCTTATTGGCGGCTTCCATTTCGTTCTCGGCTTCCCGGCGTCTGTTGTGTTCACCCTCAATATCCCGTTTAAGTCCATCAATCGCAGTTTCCTGCGTCTTCACCCGCTCACGGAGGGCCTTGGCTTCTTCCATCCTGTCGATATAAACGAAGTTGCTGTTCGTGTTGTAGAACCGAACTGCATCTTCCCAACTCCAAATATGGAATGCAACCTGATAGAAATACTTGCTCAAGCCATCGCGTCCAGAGGAAACCGTCCCGCGCGGATCAGGTTCGCCGTTGAAATCTTTCAGGCGTCCATTATCATTAGCCAGTCTGACAAGTTCCTTTACTGGAGAGTGCCCGAAAATATCCTGTGCTCTGCAAATATCCTCACTCTTGAGACTCAGGCCATGTGCCGCGACCTCTTTCAGCAATTCCTCCGCGCTCTCGATACTGTCATAAATGCTCTTGCTCATTTTAACTTCCCCTTTCTTTGGCCTTCCGGAACTGTTGCCCCAGCTGCCTTTTCTTTGTTTTCCTTGTGACTATATCGTAGCACACCTCGACCATCTGTCAAGTTGTTTTTCGGATATTTTTATTTTTTTATTTCATTTTATATCCGTTTTCGTGTATATTGTGCGAGGCTTTTGACACCCTTACCTGCTTAGAATATTACAGGGGGATATGTGGATGTTCTTCAAATTCCAAATGGCATTCTATTGAATCCCTTGCCTCTCTAAAGCATCCGTATATACGAAAAGAGCAGGCTATATCGCCTGCTCCATAACTCAATTCCGCCGTGCCGGAAGCACACCAAAGCCCCGGTCGGCGGCCGGGGCTTTGGTTATTCATCCGTATTCCTTTTTGGGTGCTTCAGAATTCTTGTTCCATGCTTTTTGATGAACTCCTCCGCCTTTTCTTTACTTACAGGGATAATGGCATTCTTAGCAGCATCCCATTCACAGTATTCGGCAAAGAAGAACCTACCTGAGTTATCTGCATACAATTCCAGCGCTTTCCCATCATTATACTTGTTTGTTCCATCCGAATAGAAATTGTTTGCGAGTGCACTCGACTTTTCGGTACTGTACTTGATCTTATCCACGATTCGGCTAACGGGCTCACCCATGCCGGCACATATTGGATGGATTCTTTCTCCCGTTTCCCTGTCGATAAATACCATGTCAACGTTGAGACGATCAAGTATCATACTCAGTTCATGAACCTTCATCGTTTCATTTGAAAGTCTCTTGCTGAACTTTTGGGGACTCCATCCTATTTCATGTGCAACAGTATATCCGTTTATCCCTCGAAGATTCAGTACACATTTTATGATATCGTCAGCTGTCACTTCTTCCCCTCCGTTTCGTACTCTTCTTTCATGCAGAATACACCGAAACGGAGATAATGTCAACGGCCTTTCAAAAAATTGCAGTTTTCAGTATGTTTCCTCGATAGATCCCAGCAAGTTTCAACGCCTTCAATTTACTCCTCTGCTTTCCCGTAAGCACCCCATAACAAGCAAAACGATCATTCCAGACAGCAATATATCCGGTCTGCATGCACAGCCATGTCATCATATCAAAGTAGTATTCTCTTGGTACAAGGGCGTAGAACTGTTCTCTGGATATCTCCTTCATCTCGCAGCAATGCCTGATCAGAATTTCGGAATGCGAAGGAACGGCATACTCAATGACACCATCTGGTGAAATGACCACCTCCAAATAATTGACATACTTCTCTTTGTGCTGCTGGATGTCGAATGGACTGTAAATGCTGTATTCGCTCATTTTTCCGATCCTCTTTCATACAGCAACCAATATACGCCTTTTGAATGGTGTTCATCGAACCAGTGCCAGATTTCTTCTCGATTCGTACCAGCCTTGAAGAACAAGAACGGTTCTTCCATACATTCTGTTTCCGGATCCATCGGGATATCAGCGAAGTCATCCCACGCTTCTTCAAGAGCCGCATCACGGGCAAAATCCGTGATTACATACGGGAAGTGCTCTCCCCACTTGTTGAAGCAGATTACCGAAAAAAGATTTACACCATCAAAGTGATACTGCCATTTCTCCAGCGCCTCTTCGCCGGTACCGAACAGTTCTCCTCGGCAGGTGTTCTTCTGATCCTCCGTGAGTTCTGCCCACGTCTTGAAAAACTTGTTCTCCATTTTCTCACCCAAAAACACAATCCCCAAAAATCCCGAACTGGAAGATGTCTGACGCAACATCTGCGTCGATTTTCACGGAATCCAGTTTACCATCCGTCAAAATATTTGTTCCACCATCAGATTCGAGATACAACCCAATTCCGTTAATAATCGTGTCTGCATCAACTTCCCACGGGCATTTCGGCTCTTCGTTTTCTTCCCATTCTCCACTAGCATCAGAAAATTTGAGTTTTTTCCCATTTGCGATAAGCAACGCCGCATATTCAGACGTAGCCATCTCTTCCGGCTCGTCATCCCATTCCGGCCCAGTATTATCGAGGCAAGCCCACCATCCGATTCCGCCTTCAAGGGCAGTGACAACGATATCATCCAAGGTCTGATAATCGACTCGCACAGAAATGGTAGCTCCAACGATTCTTTCAAATTTCGTTTCCATCATACAATCTCCTTCTTGAATTCATTCGGAACGTGGATTTCCTTCAAACACTCTTTCCATGCAGATCCGCACATCCCATAAACACTTCCGACCGAGTATCCATCTGCTCCATCCGGGAGTACAGATCTGATAAAGCGGACAGGAATCTTTACATCCTTTTCGCACTGGATTTCAAGGACACTTCCGCCGCCTCCCCACGGATTATACAAGCCGCATATGACGGACTTATCAAGAACAAGATATCCGCAGTACGGATTCTTGGTTGCATCCCAGAAATGCCCGTTACGATCCTGAAGCTTCACCATCTGATTCAGCTTGATTACATCCCGCAGCGGCATCTTCACAAGAAACGTCAGTGTGTTCATCTGAGACGTGATATTAGCTACCTCCTGCCGGCAGCTTTCAAGAAATCCTTTCGGATCAGAAATGTCTCCAGTCAGAAGCGCACGCCACAGCTGCGTTTTCGTATAGCCCTGCTGCTTTGCAAGCCACAGAAGCGAACTCTTATCATCGATTCTTTCCTTCTCCTGGCCGTACCAGCACGGATAGGCCGAGTTCAGAACGTAATCGTAATTGCCATCGCCGGTATCCATCATAATATCAACACAAACATCCTGTTTGAGAAAATGATCTGTCGGCGCGTAGAAGTCCAAATACGCTTCGAGAATATCTCTCGCATCATCCTCACTCTCTTCAGGGATGTCATAGCGTTTCATGATCTTATCGAACTCCTCATCGAAGAGATGCCATTCTTCCTCCATATACATCTCATCCATCTTTTCGTAGAACGCTTCATACGGATCATCTGCCTGCAGGATCTCATTGATACTGCTTTCGCAGAGTTCATCCCGATAATCCGCATACATCTCAACGTTGAAACGCCCATTCTTGTCTTTGCAGTACCAGTATTCATCCGAAAGATATTGCAGGATATCAGCCTTGATCTCATCATGTGTCATCATACCAAAACCTCCCCAGAATAAAATTCGGCCGCCATCACGTCTGCCGTGTGGCGGTCGATTCCGATTTTCAAGAGATGCCGGTATGCCTTTTCTTTCTCTCTGTCCGTGCTGGCCTCCAGCAGTTCCAAGACATATTTGAACATACCATCCATGTGTGTACCTCCCTTGATTTCTTCCTGCCTTTATGCTACGATCAAGGGGCGAGTGGAAGGCAGGTTCCACTGCCCCTTAATTGGGTTCGGGCTCTCCGCTGCTAGTTGCTACCTGGACGCGGAGGGCTCTTTTCATTATTCGTGTGCTTTGAGTTCCTTGATCATCTCTAGGATGATCTCAGCGGCTTCGTTTCCGTCTTTGGCTTTGAGACGGATATTTTCTGCAATAGTCTTGAGAAAAACAATCAGTTCTGCTTTCGTCATGTTATCTTTCTCCACTTCAATGCACCTCCTGCCCGATGCTTCATGTATTTGTAGGAGTTACCCTACGACTATATCGTAGCAGAACCACCCGCCTAGTCAATAGTAGCCAGAAGAAAAAAACCTCAAGCCTTTTTCCGGTTACTGTTGACTTGTTTTATTTCTGAAGCCAATATTCTTCCCGCTCTTCCGCTGTTTCATAGTTCGGATTAAGCCCACGCTTTGTCCGGTTTCTTCTCCAGCCGTTGTATATTGTGAGATCCCGTTCATCGATACTGTATCCGCATCCGCCGCTTGTTCTATCGTACACGAGCAGAGGGCGCGGATACTGTTTATTTACAGCCCGCAGGACCTCGTAGGCGCCCTTTGTGGGCTCAATCTTCCATCCGCTTTGTGTAAGATAGGCTTTCAGATCGTTCAGCATGCCATGCCTTACTGTGGTTCTATTTTTCATTTGCTCCTCTATTTCTTGATTCCGGAAGAATCGCTCCCGGTCACGGAAGTCCTTTGTTGCGTAGTATTCGCCGGCATCCATGCCGCAGTAATCGCCTTCACTCATGTCATTCTTTCTCCGTCTTTTCGTCAATGAAAGTCGCCTGCATATCTGCAACATGAGTAAGCAGCGCAAGCGGGTACATCTCGAACGCTCTGCCTGCCTCCTGCTTTTCTCCATCCTGCCACGGCCCCATGTGCCAGCGGATTGCCATTGCTTCTTCCCTTGTCAGTTTCATGAACCCAGAAGCGATGTACACGCTCTTTTCCCCGTGCCCATACGGGAGTTTATCGTCATGGATATAGCACGGATACTGTTCCCATCGCCCCTGCTCGTTCTTCCGGTTCCGCATCTCCGTTTTATAAAGGTTGACCTTGCACAGATCGTGCAGCAGGCCGCAGATCGCAATGCTTTCGAACGACGGCATGGTGAATTCTTTATTGAATTTTGTCTCCTCGTGACACAGGTATTCCAGCCGGTCCCGCACATTCAGGCTGTGCTGCAGCAGGCCGCCCTGCTTTGCAAGGTGGTATTTTGTGCTTGCCGGTGCCGTGAAGAAATCTGACTTTTCCAGCCACTCAAGCAGCTTGTCTGCGCCCTCACGGCCGATGTGGTTTTTGTAGATGTCGATAAACTTCCCCTTCAGGTCTTCCATGCTTTCCTCCTATTCGTAGTCCATACAGTCTTGATCGGTGCAATTCACCGTCTTTTGATGTTTGGAGCACATCCCATCCCCATATGCGTCTTCGTCTTTGAAGAGGCTGCATCCTCCACACGAAATCTTCTCAGGATGTTTCAGCGCTTCAAGTGAAAGCACCATTGCGTTGACAGCCTGCACAGTCAGTACAGTCGATCCATCCAGCATGCTTTCAATGACACAGATTGCTTCTCTACGGTTCACTGTTCTCGCCCCCAATACTTGCCGGATACACAAGAGTCGACCCGCAGTTCGGGCACTCCTCCGGCATATCTCCGCATTCGTCGCAAAGCAGAAGTTCGTTACAATGTGCGCAGCGGAGTTCTCCGCTTTCGGTTTCAAGGCACTCCGCCTCATCTTCGATTTCTGGCAGTGCTGAACTCGGATGCTGCCAGTCGCAGTACCAAAACAGGCGTCTTGCCTTCTCCACATCCCCATTGCACTCTGCGGCGAAGTCATTGCCGGTGTAACAACAATCGACAATCTCGTCAACATCCTCTGGGTCATTTGCAGGCTCCGTGACCGGAATCAGGTTCAGGGCAAGGTCGGGAATGTAGATGATTTGATCACCCAGTTCAAACCGAGCGGCCTTAAAAATATCACATTCTTGGCCGTCTCTGAATGCAAACAGATCATCCATAATGGCACCTCCAAGAAGCTTCTCTCGCAACTCATCCTTTGTCAAACTTACTCCTCCTCTGTTTTTCTAACGATTGACAGACATCAACGAAGTTCAATGTGTCTGTCTGGGTAAATAACCTCGAATTCAATGCTGAGTTCTTGCATCGCTTCTTGGATGGAATCGCACATTGAATCGTACATTGTCATGTTCTCCATCTTGGCGTGAACACGGTCTTCGAGTTCACACAGTGTCTTTTCGTCAGCCCCTTTTACGGCGACTGTCAGGTTCCGGAACTCTTCAGCGGACTCGCTGCAGAACTCTACGAACGAAATGTCTTCAAACATTGCTATTTTCCTCCTCTGCTATCCTCGCGGACACGCCAGCCGAGTCCTTCGGCTTTGTCCGGCAGTTCGTCAATCCTCATTGCATTCACTCCATTCCTCTCTGATTACATATACATGTCTCCTTTTTACAACGACTTTGCTCGCATCGAAATTTCGATTCATAAACCTGTTGAGTTCGTATGCTTTTTCAATGGCACGATTCTTTGCAAGAAGTGCAGAGGCTGATGTGGAAAACAGTTTTTCATATTTTCCATGCTCTTTGTCATAAACGAATGCTCCGTATTCAATGTGCTCTTCCATTTTCTCCTCCTATTGAATTGCCCCGCAAGCCATAAGGCGACGGGTTTCTTCATCTGCGAAGTGATATCGCATCCACCACTCGTCTAGCCTCTGTTGGTCTTCTTTCTGCAACCGTTCAAGTTCTTCATGGTCGGCAGCATCCATGACATAAACGCAGCCAGAAAACTCACCGATGCTACAGGCCCAATGCTCAATCCAAACATCTTTTATTTTGCTGAACAGATATTCAACTGCGTAGATTTCCTCATAACTATTGCAATCAATGACTGCCCGAGCGAATCCGAAACGGAGGTTCTGCCATTTGATCCCGTACCCGTGCTTCCTTGCCATAAGAATTGCTTTCGCCGCGAATTTCTCATTCATACGACCATGCCCCCTAGTTTTACAATCAGCTTATTTGCCAACTGTATCTGCGCTTCCAGCGTACAGTTGAGATCATCATCTCCACTCCGCTTTTCCTCTTCCCAGGAGTCGACTGCATCGTGCAGCAAATCGACAAGCATTGATTTCTCACTTGCGCTCAGGTTCATTTTATCGCCTCTTTTATTTTTAACTGTGACGTTACGTTAGCATAACCTACCGCCTAGTCAAGTTGATTTCTATGTCTTCTTTTATTTTTTAACTGACGCTTTTAAGGCATCCAGTGCAAGCTGAATTGCCTCGTTCTGCTCAAGGACAAATTTTGCATACTCACTTTCGGCATCCCCCCGCAGCAGGTCTTTATCGAGTGCAATTCTGGATCCGAGCAGTTCGATTGCTTCTTCATTTGTCATATCCAATCTCCTCCTCTTTGAAGCCAGCACATCTCAAAAACATGCTGGCATTGTACGGCTCCAGCGTGATTGGCGTTGAGCAATGCTTGGTGATGCCGCCGGTCTTCAGCACAATCGGATTGAAGGCAAGTCTTGCGTTACTGTCATACACGCAAATCAGGATCTCCTGGTCCGCCTTAATGATTGGCGCGTTCGCATAGGCGATGATCTTCTCATAGTCTCTGTACAGAAAATCTTTCGTGAGGCATGTTCCAAATGCTTTGATTTCAAACCTGCATTCATCCCGATACACGCGCAGCTCACCTTTTTCGTACCATGGTTCCCCGGTGTTGAACTTTCCGAAATCGACCAGCACATTGCAGCCTTTCAAGCCATACTCATCTTTATCTGCAAGATCCAGCGTGAGAACCGGATACCGGTGGAAATTGATTGCGGACGCAATCTCTGTCCTGCTTTTCAATTCTTTCAATAGATCGCCCCCTTAACGTAATACCGGCAAGCCTCTTCGACTGATGTGTCGTCGAAGCAGTCAGTCATCACACTACTGACCTTGCGGATCATCTCCGGGTCAAGGCCAGCACGTTCCATTGCCATGATGGCGTAACCCTTGCAGGCGTCGTTGTTCCATGGCCCCTCAATCATCTGGGCCAGTATGCCGACTCTACCGGCCGCATAGCCCTCCGCTCGGATGCGCTCCACCGTTCTCTCAGGCAGGGTGATGCGCATGGATTTGCAGTCGAAGTCCTCGTCGTCCGGGCTGCAGTCGAGCAGGTCAGCGAGTTTCGCTTCGATGGCGGCGTCATCCGCCTCTTCTTCGATGTCTGTCGCCTCGAAAGCGTGGTAGGTTTCGTAGGTATCGTGGCTTCTCTCGAAGCCGTAGTGCAGTTCAATTTCGTATGCCATATTCACTCCTATTCTCCGGTTAATCAGAAAACGCGGATAATACCTACACAAACCAGAACAGTCACAGCAGTCAGCACGGATACTGCGGAGATAACGGCAGCAGTTACCTTCCGGCGGATACTGCGAATATAGGCCGTTCTGGCAGCTCTTGCATTTCTCATGCGGACACGATCATGATGGCTGTTGACGATCCCGGAAAAGACATCATCGGGCATCAATACTTCCGGCAGGCACGCAAGGCTTGTGTTCTTTTTCATTTCTTTTTCCTCCAATTCAAATTATTGCTGCATTCATAATGTGGTTCTCATCATCGGCGCTGACCGCGATCCTGTTTCCGGTTCTGAGGTCTACGCCGTAGATGCAGGTGATTTCAGACCCATCAAGTTCGCCCGAACGCTTCATCCTCTTCAGATCCTGAATCAGGCTTTCTTTCGTGCCGCCGATTTCGAACTGTCTGGAGCGGCTCGTGATGGTTGCGTAGTATTTCATTTCAGTCATCCTCCTCGTCGTAGTCATCTTCATAATCGCACGGAGCCATATCGCCGGGTGAGCGTGGATCCCAGTGACAGGACGGATAACCTTCATTCTCTTCCTTCCAGAAGTAGCAGCAATCAGCACATTTCATATCAGCGATCTCCTTTCTTGATCCAGCAGGCGCAGGTCCGCATCAGACACAGACGAGGAACCAGCCATCGTTGTGGCTGCCAGTTCCACCATGTCTTTCAGTTTCATTTCGTCTTCCTCCTATCTTTTGTGGATGGCGTACACCGTCATCCCGGCAGTGTTCTTCACAACGCGATCCTCGAACTCCTGCTCCGACATCGGTTCAAGATAGAAGCGGACCGTGTCAAGATCCCCATCGCTGTCGTATTCTTTCACGCCGTACAAGACGTGATCTGCGCCGGTCTCTTTCAGGATCTTGATGGCTTCAGCCTCAAACTTCTGAAGCTCACGCCCGACATCTCGGATCGGCATCTGCCCGAACGCAACCAGCCCACTCTCCGTCCAATGTCTCCATCGAACCCAGCCGCCATTTTTCATACCGCATATCTCCTTCCGCTCAGGACATCGACCACCGTAGTTCCGGCGCCGAAAGCCGATCTCATTTCGTGCATCTCTTTGTCGCTGGGCTGCCGGCTGGCGTAGCCTTTCAAGGCTTCTCGCGCCTCTGCCGCGTAGGTGGCGCGAGTAGCGGACACGTTCACGCAGTCGGGAGCGACCAGCTCAACCTTTTCGAGCATATCGTCGGCCAGCGCACGGCCAATGCTGTTGCGGGCAACGCCGTCGGCGTCAATGGTAATCTTGCACGAGTCCAAGTCGGACTTCACGCGCTCAAGTTCCTTCTGGGCTTCGTTCTGCCAGAACTGGCCGAGCTTCCCGCTGAGTTCAATCTGAAATCTGGTCATCTCGCTCGCTCCTTTCAGTCTTTGAAGCTAAATCTGAATGCCGGAACACACTCCGGGGCCCAGTTGTTTCTTTCATGCGCCGGGTTCTTGATGCTCTCAATACCCCGAAGCTTCAGGCCGAACGAATCCATCGCCATCCAGTTATCCATCTGATTGCTCCAGCTGCTGCTCACATACAGCTCATTGATTCCAGCAAGCGAAAGCTGCTGTGCAAATCCTACCGCATCTGCGGTGGAGTCGAACTCAGGATCATGAACAAAAACCGTATTCTCGCCAACGAGATCTGCGCGGAGAAGCATCCACTTCGCACGACTGTCAAGCTTCTTTTCAGTTGCTTCCTTCTGAAGCTGTTCAATGTACGCAACGTTCATTTCGAAATCTCCTTGTGTTTATGTTTTGTTTGTGACTATACGTTAGCATGCCTACCTATCTAGTCAAGTGTTATTTCGGGGATTTTCGTTTTTTATTTATATAAATATCCGTTTTCGGATATCAGGATTTGTTGAAACGCTCAATCAGCTTCGGTCTGGCGAAAAGATAGATCTCCATCAGGTAGTCCACCGGGTCAGGATGCTCCTGCTCGAATTTCTCTGCCAGGCTCAAAACCGCATTGCAGAGATCCCGTGAATCTTCGACCTCAATTTTCTTTTCTGTGAGCAGTTCGGCTGCACACATGGAAACCTCAAACACGTTTTCGAGGATCTTCCGGTCAGGGCTGTTCATGCTTTTCTTTCTCCTTCCCGAACTGTCGTTCAATCAGTGCCATCAGCATACCGGATATGGCCCGGATATCCTCGCTCTTTGCAAGAATCGCCATTGAGTCCTTGAGCCATGCGTCAACAACATCCTGCCCAAGAAAATCTCCGAGTGCTCTGCAGGCCGCATTATCGCTGCCAAGCGAGACACCAACGCCTTCCGGGCGGAACTGGATTCCGCATATCAGCAAGGTCATCGCCTTATCCGCATTCGCTTTGACGACCGACGCATTCGGCGTGATCTTCTTGAGATATTCAGCAAAATCGCAGTAATCTTTGTAGTTCATAATGTTCCTCCTTGTGGCGCCCTCTGCGCCTTTTTACGCTTCTTTCTGCCTGTGTATATAATTTGGTTTTGAACGCATATTTCCCTGTGCCACAGCCGCATGACAGCTGATATGCCTCAAGTTGCTGCGTTCTCGAATCGATCGATGATTTTCTGAATAAGCTCTTCATCCTCGTCAAAGTATTTGTTGAACGCGCAATGAACTGCGAGGTTATCAACCGACTCCATTGCCTTGCATGCTTCAAGCATCTCTCGATATACGTTGTATGCAAGCCGCCTGTCGTCGTGTTCATTCTTATAGACCGCCATGATTTTCCCGAGTCGATTTCTCAGCAGATGCGCCTTGCGCTGGTACTGCTTCCTGGAGCTTGAATCCGTATCATCAACCTTCTCCGGCCATCCAAAATACAGCTTCGTGACAGCGTATCGGATCTGCTCAAGGCTCGCAAGGCATCCGGGGCAAGTCGCGTGAAGCTTGCAATACTTGTAGATTTCAAGCTTTCGTTCCTCGGGCAGTTTCTCAAATTCATCGCTGTAGATCCGGTGCGTTTTCAGCAGTTCCAGATCATTAAGGTCTGCCATTTCGATCATAGGAATCTTTTCATATCTGCTCATGCCTTCTCCATTCTCCCCGTGTGCCCGATAGGTCAGGCGGCATTTTACAGTTCGCAGAGCGTCTTGAACTCGTTTGCGATATTTTCAATGATTTGTGCGGTACTGTAATACTGGTTCGGGTTGTCCTGGTTAGCAGCGTCCATAAGCATTTCGAGGAATTCTTCTGCGTCCATGCGATCGATGATGATTTTGTCTTCCATGATGATTCCTTTCTCCCCGTATGCCCGGTAGGTCAGGCACTTCGTTAATCGACGATAATGATTGTGGCATCGCAAAACTCTTATTCCTCTCTCATTCCTCCTTTCAGCAAAGCCGATAGGTTAGCTTCGTAAGTCCTTCGGTCGATGTATGTCTTCAGCAGTCGTATCCGACTGAGTGATACGCCATCCAATGTCCGCGCCTGCGGAAGCATTTGAACCAGTTTGTGAACGGCCGGCCAGTGCAGTCATACGCGGAGCGGATCTCCGGATACGCACGGTGTTCCTCAAACCACTCATTGACATCGTCGATATCAGAGCCGTTCAGTTGATCCGGAAGTTTCTCAAGGGAAACATATCCGTCAATTCCGTCATCTCTGATGATGGTTCCGATGATGCCTTCCTGCTGTGCCTTGTTGTAGCGCCGGATTTCCTTCTTGATGTGGATCTCGTACTGGTCGAGATCCCGCCTTCCAGCCTGCTTGCGCTTCTCGATTTCTCTGAGCAGGCAGTACGCTTCTTCGAGCAGTGACTGCGTTTTAATCTTAAACATCTTAATCCTCCTCATATCAGATTTATTCGCCTATATCCAACGCGGCATTTATAATACATTTCGACTATGGTTACGCCAGAACGAATCAGCTCTTCGTAGAATCTCTTGGCTTCAGTCTCACTTTCGAAATACCGTGGCTCCTTCCAAATCGAAGTGCTGATTTTCCACTGAACCATGTACTTTTTCTGGTCGTTCATAATTTATCCTCCTCAGCAGGCAGCATAAAATGCTGCCATTATGTCGTGCGTGATAGTGTTTTCGGAAACCACAAATTTGTTTGCAATACGCGCTTTAAGCGCACAATACTGCTCATATGTTGCCTTCGAGTTTTCGAGGCAGAAATCGTAATTCTTCTTTGAAAACCCAACCCATGCCTTGCCGTTTTCAGGCTTCCAAATTTTCGCTTCTTCAACGTAATCTCTTGCTTGCATCATAAGGCAAGCCGCTTCCACAACCTCGGACCGATATTCAACTGGTTTTTCTTCCCCAATTGCCTTGTGTCTGGCTTGGGTGATGGCATTGAAACCTAAAAGCGCATTTCGAATGTCATTTCTGACTTTTGCTTTGCTTGGTTTCCAGTATCTCGCCATTCTCTTTTCCTCCTGTTGTGTTGCGTGGGATTGATTTATCGTATCTTTACGATAGCACAACCTAACCGTGTGTCAAGCTGTATTTTGGATATTTTTTAATTTTTGTCTCATTTTATTTCCGTTTTCTGTCGTTCTCATGTGAGGCTTTTGACGCCCTTATCTGCCTTGAATATGCTAGAGGTATGTGTATATGGAAAAGTCCTGAAAACCGTAATATGAAATGTTGCATAAAACTAGACTCCGAATTTGTCTAAAATATAAAAAGCGGGCGTCCTCTTGAATTTCGCTCAAGAGGACGCCCATTTTTCAGTAGTCAATTATTCGTATACGGATACAACATCCTTATTCAGATCAAAGTGGATTTGTTTCTCTCCGGTTAATGGATCGATCAAATATGAAACAATGCCGAAATATTTGCAGCGCTCACACTCGTCCATTTCTCCGGGTGTGAGATTCGGTTTATTCTTCAGAGGACAGATATCTGAAAGCTCGACATTTGTGATTCTGGAAGCAAAGCAAATATGTTCGTGGTTGAAATCATCGAACTCATCAATATCATAGAACGAATAAGGATACTTCTTGTAATGTCGCTTGATCTTACGGGCATTTCTTTTTATCCAAAAAATACGCTTTATACTATCAAGCATTACAACATCTCCTCGCAAGTTTTTCCCTTTCGATTATACCATGCAAATGCCAGGTATCGCAACGGGGAAAACCTTACATTTCTATTGATTTACTACATTATACTCCGGAATCAATGGCTTTATTTATTCTTCGTCGGTTGTCTTTGGTTCGCTCTTGCTGCAGAAGTCATCAGGCCCGGTATAAACAGTGCATACGTCGCTGGACCAATGCGAACAGGAGCAAACGAAGTTTCCATATTCTTTTCTACCAGCGTGATCCCACTCGTTCCACAGTTCGCAGTTCTTGCAGAAGGTAACATCCCGAACCGGCTCCGGTTCCGTAGAATCAAGCAGGATCTTTGCAAGCATGAAGTTCTCAACATTTTTCGGGATTCCGTTCAAACCCATATACGCCTGCCCATCGCATAATATGCTGCCTTCAGTGACGCTACACGCCTTTTTCAAAAGCTTGATAACGTCGTCATATTCATAATACTTCTTCACTTGGAAACTCCTTTCCTTTGTTCATATGTGCACCACACCGATGGCAGCGGAGCATATCGGGCCAGTATTCAATATGGTCAGCATTGCTGACTTCATACGGACAGGTTGCCCCACAATGCGAGCATACGCAAAAATCACGTTCATCCCGGATCCATTCTGCATCTATAATCGGTTCTGCTTTTTCTGCAGGAGATTGCTGTATCTTTTTGTACGCCTCTTCGATACGCATAGCTGCTGACAGGCTGGCGCCGCGTGCTGCTTGCCTTAGAACATTCAAAACATAGTCCTTCTCAACGTATTCCATCACTTGCACCCCTCTTTGCACGGAACGCAGTTGCTTGAATCGAGCCAATACCATCCATTGGTCTCTCCATATACCAGAAAGTAAGTGTCAACATACATTCGGTTTGGAGTAGTGCGTACATGATACACCGTGTATCTTCTTCCGTCCTTTGTAATGACGTCAAACATTACTGATCCTCCATATTGTGTTCTTCACTTTCGGCAGTGGTTCTTTTCTTCCGGCAGCGAGGGCAAAGCCATCCACGTTTTCCGATGCTCCATCCAGATTTCCTCGCAATTCTCACGGCGGTAGAATACGATACCGAATGGTCTTCCCATTGATACCAAGAGCCGCATACATCACAGGTGACGCATACGCTATACGCCATCCCCAATCGCCTCCATTGCATCTTTGAGATCTTCCTGTGTACAGAAAACTGTTTTCCCGACGTCGGCATCTTCAAAATCAATGGAATCCAACAGTTCGCCGTCGTGTGAGCAGTTTGCTTCGTAGGTAGTCTACTCTTTTGAAATATGTACTGCTTCAACAACATACGGGAGTTCCGTCCCGAAGTCAGAATTGTAATACCATGCTGTGTCGCCAATCTTAAACCGAAGCGTAACAACCCGTCCTTCTCCATCGGCGACAGCCAGATCGTGCATATGAGTGATTCTAGTCTGGTCTTCATCAAATGCCATTTCGATAGTTCCAACAGCCCAGGCGACTTTATCTGCTGGGTATTTCGAATCCTCGTATGCTGCGAGCCGTTCCCATGCAGCTTCTTCCCATTTGCAATTCATGGCACAGTTGCCGCCGACCTCGTAACATTCAGGACTTCCAAAATGAGTGCAACAGATGCCGTTTTCATGTGAGGTTTTCTTGCTGTATTTCGTCAGACGTTCCACGGCTTGTCCTCCTCGCTTTCGCAGTTTCTGAGACATTCACCGAGATCCACATTCATCCACTCCGCCGTCAGTTCGCAGTAAATAATTCGTTCGTTGATAGAGTTGAAGCCTACTTCAATTCCATGAACGCAGTTACAGCACTGGCGTTTCTCGTTGCAGTAGCCGCTCATTTCAGTTCCTCCACATAGCCCCAGCTTTGAGGAGGCCGTTCGACATTCAAGAGAGTCGACCACATGCCATCGTCGTGCCATTTCTTGAACCATCGGAGTTCTCGCGGAATGCTGTAAATGTGCAAATCAGAAATGCCCCACGCGAAGCCAAATCCGCGAAGATACTTGTCCATTTCCTCAAAGGTCAGGCAGGAAGCCTCAAGCAGTTCACTTTGCGTCATCCCCTGCTTCTGGATACCATTTTCGTATCTGGTTGTGCTATATGCTTCAGGATGTCCGCTTCCAGTGAATCCGATCCTAGATATCTTCTGAATCTCTTTGCACATAAACTCTCCGATGATGCAGCCATTGAGAGCATAGTCCGCTCCATCACTACCAGCGACGAAGAGTGTATTCTTCAGTCCCCTCTCGGCTGTGCAGTATATGTAGCAGCGGAACGGCGTATCGAGAACTGGTCTTGTTCTGCGGACCTCTATCGTCTTTTCCTTCAGCATGATTTTCTTGCACCATGAGGGTTTGATGCTGATCATCACAGATTTCATTTTTTATTCTTCCCTTTCGTGTCGACATTCTTCACTTGAATCTGATCCGGATAACGTCTTGCAAGTGTGATGCAACCATGAAGCAGCAGCAAAGCCATTCCTTCGCAGTTATGCTTTTCCGCCTCGTCCGACGGACTCCACGTCGCGCAGATCCCGCCGAAAATTTTATCTGTTTTCCAACTCGTTTTGAAGGCAGGATTCAATTCGTGCATGGTTTCTGTGGCACTTTGCGCTGCGGAAAATAAGATTGCAGACATATTCGAAGCCATAATGCCATCCAGGCTCAAGTCTGTTGCTCCGGTAGTCTTAAACCCGTTTTCATATATTTCAACGATAACCATTCAGTTTTTCACCTCCGGCGGGTATTTCATCATGGCATCCCGGATGAACGGCATGAGGAGGACGACGCTGCTGGTCACATGAAGGATGGTCGGCGCATTGCAAACGCGGTCAAGCATATAGGCGAACACCTCGCGGAAGGTCATTCCTTGGAGCGTCGTATCGCCATGATGGTGCTCTTTTCTAAACAGCTCGGTTGCCTCTGCATAATCTGCAATCTCGTTAATGATCTCTTTGCCGCGTTCAGTGACAGCCATATCTGGCTCACACTGGATTTCACCATCCAGCAATTCAGCCATAAGGTCTTTCAGTTCTGCTATTTCTTTCATGTTTCGTAATCTCCTTTTCAAATGATTCGATTGGGCATAACACAATCTGGCCCGTAGGCGTCTTGCGGAGCAATATACTTTGCCTCCGCAGTAAGCACGATTGCACCATCGCGTTCTTCTCTTTTGAATGTGATTGCGCCTTTTTCTGCTAAGTATCTTCCAATCTCACTCGGCGCACATATCTTGAAGCTTTCAACATAACATTTGAAATAGTCAGGTGACGTGTCTCGGAACTCGATCATCTTCGTGTATCTCGCCGTCTTTATCTGTATGTCCCGTCTGGTATAACGGTCATTCATTGCCATCTGCGCACTCTCAAGTTTCGTTATCCCTCCAAGGGCGTGGATCATGCCGGCTTTTACTTTCCAGATGAATGAACGCAGTTTCAATTTGAGGTTGAACATCATTCTTCTCATCGACTTTTCTCCCGTTCCTTTCTATGCCACCTGGCGGCATTCCCAAGTCTGCTGAGATTGCGTCTTCTCGCCTGTTCACTCAGCATTTCTTTTCTGCAGGCCATGCAGAAATGAGCATTAGGTCCAGCGTCGAACGTGTTTCCGCAGCGTTCGCAGATTTCTTTAACCATCATTTCTTATCTCCTGTAATCAACTCCGAATATGGAAGACTCTTGATCCACTCACAGAACACATGCCACTCGTCGAGCTCGTTGCTCCTGCAGGACTTATACATATCCGCCAGAGTTTCGTAACTCAGCATCACCGTCCGTTTCTGATTGAACGAGCTAGGGAGAAGCTGGACAATTTGCCACCAGTATTTCTTGTCTTCGGTTTGAAGATAAAGCCATAAGAACATATTGAGATTGGACACAGTTGCCTCCATCATTCCCTTGGCAGAATACACCCGCGTTGGAATTGGTTCGTTAGAGATCAAATGCTCACAGCTAAAATCCTCCAGAGCAAACACCTTTGCATAATTTTCGTTCATTGTGGGGCCGGAATCTTTCTCGACATCATGCTTCAAATATCTATCGTCGATGGAGTCTGGTTCATAGTCTCCGAACTCTCCACCTGTGCAATAAGCCTTAAATCCCTTCCACCAATACAGTGGAGCAGTAATGTCCAGATAAACGTTCAACATCCGCATGAACCTCCGACGATCAGAGCCGGCATTGCGAAGACGCGTCATGAGTTCAAGATCGTTGGGGCCAACCATAAAACCATTATGGGTTTCTATTTGCTTCTCAACCTCGCACTGTTCGCAGTCACCCCATTGCTCAAGCCGATACGACATACAGTTATCGCACCTTTTGCAGAGGATTGGTCGGTAATCGCTATCGCTCTGCTCCAAAGAGCTCGTCGAATTGTGCGCCCCTCTGATGGCCGCTTCCCAGCCAACAACTTCCGTTTTTTCGATTTTGAGCATTTCTATTCCTCATTTCTTACTGAACACGCAGCGTCATTGTTTCCATCCAGCACTCGGAAGCACCTACGCCTTCTTTCAGCCTTCATCTCCTCGTGCATTTGCCGCATCTGAATGTACTTTTTCGGATACTGATGCTTCTCGCATTCAAAATGCTTCTGTGATCGTTTATGAATATCTCCGTCGTACCAGCTGCACTCATCGCAACACCAGCAGATATCTTCGACGTTTTGAACCTCGCCGATCGTAACGTACTGAGCGTAAAGCTCGCAGCTATAAATGCACATATTGCACTTGCATCCGTAGCAGCTCATCGTTCCTTGAAATTCTGCTGGTAATGGGATTGGATTCTATCAAACACTTCTTTGGCGCTGAGGCACCCGCGCACAGAATCACATTTCTTTTCAGCCGGCGTAAGCAGCCCCATGATCTCGATCGAATCTGTGCTATGCCCGTAGCTTAAAAGGTGTTCAATAACGCTGCACTCCGTTTTCACGGAATCAGAATAAAGAATATGCCATCCATCAAAAAGGGGCTCAAATTCATACGGAATCCCCGCATTCTCAAGCATCTCTTGTAATTTCCAGATCTCCTGATACGGTTCGTCCGTCGTTCTGTGATATCCGTTCATTTCTTTCCCTCACCTTCCGGTTTTACAAATTCGATACTCCCGCTCCATTTGTCTTCTTTATTCGGAACGAGATACAGACTGGGTGCAGGAATGAGCCTTGCAAGTTTTCCTTCAATTTTGACAATGGCAGATACGACCTTGTTTTTTTCGGTATCACCTTTTGCATTGACAATCGCCCAATAGTTGAATGGTGCGCCAACGTAGACTGGCCTGCCGTTCATTTCATGCAGTTCCATTGCCGACAGCGGCATTTTCAGTCTTTCTTTCGAGTATTGCTTCTTTCTTTTCTGCACGATGCTGTAAGAATCAAAAGTTCTGTTCAACTCTCGTTCAACAGTTCCAAGGGCCCTGACAACAGCATTGTCTTCTAGCGTACCCATTCAGCCAACAACCTCCTTGCATTCATCAGCTCTAACGTTGATTCTTTTTCCGTTGATTGCAACAACATACCCAATGCAGCCATAATCGTCATAGCGTTCGGCATCGTAGACTCTTCCAACAGCTGGGCTCAATGCCTCAAATACGGGGATTTGCGTTGTTATTCTGACCTGCACTTTTTTATATAGGTTCTCCGGATTTTTTCGCACGCAGGATACTTCTCCGCATTTCACCGCTTTGTAGAAGCATGATCTGCAGCAGTATTTTTGCGGTATTTTGATGCGTTTGTACTGTTCAAATTCACTTCCACAGATTGGGCAGATTCTTTTGATGAATTGCTTTTTTCTTCTTGTTTTCATATTTAACAGTCGTCACAACAAATCATTTAATTCGCATGACGGAGATTCAGGTTGTTAGCTTCTGCTTCCTGAAGCAAGTAAACCACGGCATATACGCAATCTGAAAGTGTGTACTTTCCGTCCCCGTGACAATCACTGAGGCCAATGTCCGCAATGAAGTCCGGGTTATTATCCATAGCAGAACGAAGCGCGTTGCGAATTCCACGTTCCACAGCGCCCGGAGTAGTATTGTACTTTTGGGCAACATCCGCGTGAAGGCGTCGAAATGTCCCATTTTCTTTTTTTGTTTTTGCAGCAGAAAGGACCTCATCCGTAAGGTAGTCCAAACCAACGAGGCTTGGCCTTACACCAGCTTGGACAAGGTACTTTCTTACATCAAACATTTCCATTCTGTGCATTCCTTTCTGTGTGTTTTTCTAGTATGGACATCACTCAATAACATTGGGTGCTTTTGCAAGTCTTGAATCAAAGAATCCGCCACAGCTCCCTTCATGGATTATGCAGCTTTTCGAGTTTTCCTCTCCATCAAGTGCACAAAACTTGCAGATCTGATTTGCTCTTACAGCAGCGTCAAGGAACGACCTGAGTTTTCTGATTTCCTGCTCTTGCAATGCAGCGATATCTTCAAGCTGCTTTTTATCCATTGCCTCCTGGTTGAAAATTACAGACTCTGTCCCACACATATCCGCCCAGACATTCAGGCCATATAAGCCAGTGATAAAGTCAAACATTGCAGCACGATCTTCCGGGTGTTCCATTGCCTGATTCACCGCTTTCCGGACTACTTCTTTCACTTCGAGTCTTGTATCTTTCATTTTTCATTCACCTCCCTTACTCTTGTAGACAAGGCCAATTCCAGCATTCAGAATAAGCTTTCTACAGATCTCGCACGGTTCTGCATCAATGGACTTTCCATTCTCTTCGCCATACAGATAGAGGATAGCGCCGATCATATCCCGCCTGGCGGCGGAGATAATCGCATTTTCCTCAGCATGAACGGCAACACACTTTTCGTATTGCTGACCGTGCGGAATACCATTTGCCGCTCTCCAACACTCGCCGCTATCGCAGCAGTTGGTCGTCCCTCGCGGACTCCCGTTATAGCCTGTTGCGATGATTTCATCATCTTTGACGATGACGGCTCCATACTGTCTCCGCAGACAGGTTGACCTTGCAGAGACGGCTTTTGCGATGCCCAGATAGTAGTCCTTCTTGCTGCATCTTTCTTTTTTCATACTTCCATACCATCCTTTCCATTGTTTATTCTTATTGACAGTCCGCAGACATCTCTGTGGACGTTCCGCAGACTGTCCGCTGGACACATCTGCGGACTGTCCACGGACTGTCCACTGGACATTTGCATATCAGCATACTTCACAGAAAATTGGAATCATATCTAATTAAAGAGTCTTCAACCCTCTCGCATTTCTAATAAGCCATTTCTGATTGACCGTTCTGAAATTTCGCAGGATATGGGCTTGTCAGCCCTCTGGCGGCTGTGGCTCCGGTTTTCCGCGCTAGGTGGTGTAATTTGATGTCCGGAAATAAAAATGCTGTACCACCCATTGAGCGACTTTATGGCGGATGGGCCATTTTTTGCCCAAGGGGGCGCGATTTAATTTCGTTTCCATCTATACTAATCGTAGTGGTATCGCAGTCGAAAGTCAATAGTTTTCGGATATTTTTATTGCTATATATCTCTATATTTCCGTTATAGGATATTTTATTTGCTTGCGTGCTCATCTTTTTCTTTTTTTATTTTCTTTTTTCTATTTTACCTTTAAGTTTATGGTTACGTTTATGGTTATGATTACGTTTATGTTTACCAGTGGACTGTCCGCGGATTGTCCCAAGGACACGTCCAATGGGCTGTCCACGGACTGTCCCAAGGACAAACAAAAAAGCCCTCCCCCGGATTTCTCCGAGAGAGGGTCAGATTTCAGTATTGAATTACAACGAGTTCTTTGTCAATCCATCCTGTGATGTAGCCATGAATGCCGCATCTTGAATGTGTATCAGCGATTGGATACCGCCCGTTTTTCTGTTCATCTCCCCATAAATAATAAGATCCAGAGCAGAACTTCGATGGTTCCTTATCGCACGGATTTGCGTACATTGATGCGAGTCTGAGTTGCAGCATATCGCCGCGTTTTGGTTTCCTCCGCATCTTACTTCGTGTCGATAACTGCGATATTGCCTCTGTTGCTCACCTTCCATCCAGCAACCTTTGCGATATCGCGGATCTTAACAAATGGAGCACCGGCATTGCTGATCGTGTCGATTTCCTTGATGTCGAGACCAAGGATCTCAAACAGATCTGCTTCGCTGACATAGTTCGTGCCATTGCGAAGAATCAGGTTGATCGGACATTCCTTGCCGTTCACGACGATCTTGCCATTCTTCTGAGAAGAAGGAGCAGCCGAGCCATCGTATGTAACATACGGGAGCTTGCCATGCTTCGTCCAGCGGCGGGTGTTGTAGCCTGCCTTCGGCGCAATGTTGCCGACGGCGGTAATTTGTGTGCCGCCTTTGAACGCCGGCGTACACTCAACGCCGAGGCCGTCGCCGACATATACGCCAATGTGGCCGCTCATCCACAGCGCTTCGCCGACCTGAATGTTGGAGAAATCGGCGCTTTGCTGTGTGCACCTGGCGAACATGGTATCGGCATTGATATCGGGAACGCCGTTGGAGCAGTACGTTGCGCCGCCGTAATACTTGCTGGCGTCGCCCTTCCAGCCCCAGAGGATGGCCTTGAGCAGGTTGACGCAGTCAAACATCCATGCGTTCTTCCCGATGACCGCTCGCGCTCGCGCTTCATGGCCGCTTGTCCGGTTGGATGGATACTGCTTGACCTTGTCGCTGATCGTCTGCTCTGTGACCGGGGAGCCTACAGCGCCCCAGACATAGACGGTGAGGTAATTTTTCGCAATATCGAGAGCCTTTGCGGCAAGTTCACTTGCTTTCATCATTGCTGCTCACCTCCGTTTTCAGCCATGCCTTGCTCTTGTTCAGCTCGGCAACGATCGCGTCAATAGTATCCTCGACCCATTGTGTCAAATGAACGCCCATCGTGCGGAGCTGGGCGATAACGCGTTCCTTTTTGACTGCGCCCATGCCGGAGCCTTGAACAGCGTCTTCCATCTTCTGCACAAGCTCACTGATGAGTTGCCGGAGCTTCTGCTTGCTGTTGGACAGCAAAAAAGCTACAAGGGTAAATGCACAAACCGTGAGCAGCGTGAGCATGAGATCAACAAATTCGTTTTTCATAGTTATCCTCCTTTAATCTTTCAGAACTACTTCTGAGATGCGGATAGCCGCATCGACGCCATACTTGTTTGCGAACTTTCTGATGAATTTTTGGGCATACTTTGCCCTATTTTCGTTCTTCGATTTCCACAAATAGAAAGCCGAATACGCCGCGAGGAAACCAATCCATGCAACAGTTACGGTTACGAGATCCGTGCAGTATCCTCCGGAAGCCGCGATAATAACGACGGAAAGAATCAGGATGATCGCAACCAGAATAAACAGGTAGTACAGTTTTTTGCTTGTTTCCGCCCCAGACGGATCCCGATCAAACTCTTCAACATTCTCCATACCGCTCCTCCGCTCAAAGGAAGCTGTGTTCATCAACGCACTGCCGGTATGTATCACGGATTTTCGCCGTAGTCATAACGGTTTTGTCGTTTTTGAAGTCCTTGTGAGATTCGCAATACTGGCTGTATTCGTGGACGTCATCCAATATCTGATCAAAATGCTCTTTCGTGTGCCGCGCATCATGATACAGTTCGTCTCCGAAGTGAAGGATGCGTGCGCGGCATTCTTTTGCATTCCGCTCATCATTGACATCGCGGATCTCCTTCATGTGTTTCTTGAGCTCAGTTATTTCATCGAGGACTTCCTTGTTGATTCTCCGACCGATTGCAGAAAATAACGCCGACCAAGGATTTACCTTGATCGGCGCAATTTCAATTAAGGTGAGCAGCAGGACAAGACCAGCGCTGCTGCCACCTATGATCTGCGATAATGTCATTTCACATTCCTCATCATTCCTTAATTTGATACCGTTCCAAATGGCAAAAATTCTCCAGAGATATTGTCGTACAAACCAGCAATATTATCGTTGTTGCGGACTGCCGGTACATAGTCAAAATCCAAGTTATCAGCGGAGGGGCCATGTTTACATCCATACAGACGGAATTGTGCACCAAGTCCGCCAATTATGACGTTTGTGTCTGGGGTAAATGCTGAAACGCCGCTCATGTTCGTCTTTTGTGCACCGTTAAGGTATGTGATCTGGTTTGCAAAGGACATGTTGAGCCGCGTACCGACAGCAGCTGTTGCAGTATTCTGATTGTACCAGTCAACCTTCATTTGGATGTTTTTCCCGTCTATGTACACACGAAGAATTTTGCTTGTGCCAGCGTGAATAATTGCGCCATATGCTGTTGCAACCATTGGCTCAAAATCGACGAAATAGTAGTCTGTACTTTTACAGGCCATGCCTGTATCGAGTGTTGTGCGACTCGGCACAACTATGCTCTCGACGAACGTATAGTCGCCCCCCGGTTCACTCGGCTTCTCCCAGATTACTGTTCCGCTGGCATTTACGATTTTCCGGACTTCGCCTTCTGGGATTGTCAGACTTTTAACGTTTGTCCAATCCATGCACTTACCCCATACTATCTACGACTACGTTCTTTGTAACTGTACTTCCGTCGGACAATTCAAACGTCCATTGCTCCGTTGGAAGAGCAGCAGTAATGCTGACTTTGGTTAGGTATTTTCCGGAATCTCTGGATACTTCATATGACCCATTCTTTGTTATATTGATGGATTTCTCCTGCGTAATTATATCGGTGGAATCTGGCGGAGCTATGAGTTTGCCATCAACTGAAACGGGCTTTCCTCCGATTGCGAGAACTCTCATTCAACAGATGAAAAATACTGCCCCACCAATTCGTGGGGCAAATACTGCAATGTGATCTTGTCACCTGCAGTAGAGCCTGTACGCTCACAGAGATACAGCTTGGTATCCTCCGGGTCTGTGTAATACAGACCATAGGTGTATTCCATGCCGCGAGACGCCGGTATAGGGTCTTCTTTTGTGCCGGCGTTGGTTTCGTTGATAACTGTAAACAGCGCAGGGGTCTTATCTGGTTCCCAACCTTTCTGAGTGGTGTGACCTTTACCTTCGTTAACACGGAAAAGCTTGTCTACACCATCGACTGCATGTACAAGACGATCTCCCGGCTCGACCACCATTCCGGCGGCCCAGCGGGCATAAAGTTCCTTCGCCTGCAATGCATCAGCATCACTAAGGCTTGCAGCAGCCTTGATGATAAATGGACGAAGCGCTCGCGCTCTTTCTGTATATGTACCCATTTACTCCGCCTCCCCAAGAAGAATTTTCGCTGCTGTTTCAGCATCGTTCAGCCGCTCCTGCATCAGCTCAGCCTCGGTTTTTTTACCCATCTTGCAGGTGCAAGTGCCGTCGCGGTTGTCGGTGATGCTGCCCGCGACGCAGTAGTCGGAATAGTCCCATTCCTGCACAGATTCCTGTGTTTCACCCGTCGGCTGGCCGCTCTTGTCATATACCGCCACGGTGTCCCGCTGGACAACGCCCCATACAAGTCCGTTTACAAAAAGCTGTGCGGCTTCTGCGTAAGCCATAGTCAGCTTGATTGTGCACGTTTTCCGATCTTCCCAGTTGTAGTCCTTCTCCAAACTGGAGATTTCAGCAGGGTATTCATGGCTATTTGTCTTGAAGTAGATCATATATATGCCTCCTAAGATTCTACGATTTCTGCTGCAAACGCCTTTTTCTCGCCGCCAGCTCTTGCTACACAAATAAACTTTATTGTCGCATCTGAATTTGGTGTGTATTGGTATGTCAGACCTTTTGAAAACTTTCCACCTTGCGCGACAATCGTTCCGTTGAGTTTTACATACATTTTGTCTGACCAACCAGCCCCTGTTGTGTATGTTCCAACAACTACGTTTACGGGTTCGCCAGTATTCGCAACAATCGTTGCACCCGCGTAATTCACAGAGCCATCTTCGCGTTCTACAAAGGCGAGGCCTATTGGAATATCTGTTTCTGATGATATAATTTCCAGAACATATGCAAGCGTGATTTTACGAACCACTCCTTCAACAAGCGCTTTCCCGCATTTTATTTTCTTGCTTACGCCGTCCACAAGGACATTTCCGCCCTTGATTCTTTTGTAAACGCCGTCTATCAATGTTCTCCCTGCCATATTTCACCTCTCACGCATACTGCCACGCGATTGCACCGTTCACACTGGGCGTTGTTGCTGTCGCGTGCAGGCTTTCACCCCGAGCCATCGGTGTCGTGTAATCTGTATCTGCTTCATTTACCGCAGTCGTGCGATTAAACATCTTGTAAACCGAATTGACAGCCTTTGCTGTTGCGGCTTTATCGGTATCCGTCTGATTTACTGCATCCACTAAATAAGTAACGCCCTTCGAGCCGGTGCTGGCATTTGGAAGGTCTGCCCATGTACCATCACCTTTCAGGTATTTCCCCTGCTGTCCAGCAGTCGGAGCAGGGACTAAGCCCGTCTTGCCGGCGGCAGAGGTGGAAGCACCAGAGAAAGCCTGCAATATATCGTCCAGCGTATACCGTATGCCCCAGTACCCTTCTGCGCCGCCGTCCGAGTCAATATGGACGTAATAAATCATCAGTTCTTCCGACGTATCGCCCTGCGTCATCTTTGTCAATGCAAAATTGACATACCCAAACGCTTCATCCACTTCCGCAAGCGGAAGAAGCAGGAGGTTCGTATTGTATTCCCCAAAGAGTTTCACTCTTGCATAACACGCTTTCCCAGCCTTATAAGCTGCAAGGATTTCGTCATATGTCTTGGTGTGCGTGACACTTTGATCATAAGTATCCTCGGCATGAATACCGCAGCCGACATAGAACAACTCCGAACCTGGTCCCGCTTCCCCTGCAGGCCCCTTGATATTCACACTGGCCGGATTTTCCTTCCCGCCGTCATTCGTCCAGCTGAGAATGCCGTCTGCGGATACGGAGGGTGTAAAGGTCGTGCCAACTTGCCCCGGTGTACCCTCTTTCCCGTCTTCGACGTTTGCAGACGTAGTTCCGTTTTTGTCTGTAATAACAATCGTGGTAGTTGTTCCGCTCTTGGAAACAGAAGCAGACGGACTATACCCATCTTGTCCACGCTCAATATCAACAACAGTGGCCTTAACCGTCTCAGCTGCGGAAATGTCGCCGTTTCCGTCTCCTTCAAGAATTCCAGATACAGAGATTTTTCTTTGGAATACTTGGGTTATTTTTTCCCACAAGCGAGTTAGTCCGCCGTAATCGAGAAACTTAGCCATTGCTATACTCCTACATTAAGTTGCTGCCACTTCATCAATTTCTTCATTTGTAATGATGGATATATCGACAGGGTTCGTTTGGACGTATGTGTTGCCGGACCAGCGGTATGTTTTGTTGAGGTAATCTCCTTCTGACAAAATTACATAGATTTTCCCCGTTTCGGGTGTCAGGGCTGCACCTCCGGACGCCAAGGACAGCCAACCGGGGCTAAGCGGTGTGGCTCCTGAAATCGTATATGCCTCAATGACATCATCAACATATGAAGGAAGATATTGATTTGGTACGAGGCTGTCTTTGTCAAGCGGACACACTCCGTTTGCAGCCCCTTTACTTGTGGCCGGGATTGCCCCAACGTCAGATGCAGAAGGCGTCCACGAACTCGGCCTCGCTCCGACTTCGGTAGCAGATGGCATCCATGTATTAGGGCGTGCTCCGACATCCTCCGCATTCGGAGTCCAGCTTGACGGCCGCGCACCAACCTCGGATGCAGTAGGCATCCACGAATCAGATCTTGCACCAACATCCGATGCACTGAGGTTGATATCCTCAGAAAGTGCTTTCCCGTTGACCTTCCGTGTCGTTGGGACGCGACTGGTATCACTTGGATGTCTATGATCGCCCCGTGCAAATGCTTTCTCTGTGCCAATCGATACTTCGCCGTCCATTTTTGGGGGCGTTGTACTGGCAGCCGCTCCTTCAGGGATGTCAGACGTTGTGATGAATCCAGAATCGTTTTCCAACTGCGACATTTTGTTTGGAATAAGACCCTTGATTTTCCCCCAGAGGTAGAGCAGCCCATTGCTGTCAAGAAATTTAGCCAGAGTTCCTCCTATACATATTTTTTGAGTATATTTTCGATTTCAATATTTGACAGGATCTCAGCTTTTTCTCCTTCGCCAAGATATTGGAGCGTGTCTCTGTCAACGTCAGTAAAATCATTGCTTGAAAGCCCCATGCCATCTCTCTTTTGAACACGATTATCAAGTTCATTAGACAAGCCAGTAATTGCATTGATAGGGTGCTGGTCTGGAACGTCCCTGTCGGTAAGATCCTTATGAGATTTCGTACCGCCACGATAGATTTCCCGCGCTTCTTCTACCTCCATCTCATATGAACGCTCGGTTTGTTCAACCTCCATTTCATAACATGGAGTAACGTCTTCTACTTCGAGTTCAAACTGCGGAGTAATTTCGGTGTAAGAAGCACTCATTTATATCCATCCTTTTTCAAAAGTTCCTCGACAGGAACCAAGATGACTTTCGTTTTGCACTTGTTCCCGTCTTTATCAGTCCAAGCGCACTGCAATTTGCATGGAATTCCAGCATGCAGTTGCATCGCATCCTCATACGGGATCTCGATATAGACAATGTTGGGCTGGATTATTTCCGGAACATACTGAAAAAAATGGTTAGCCTGCTTAACATAGAACTCAAATCCGCTTGCACCAGAGAGGTCAACATTCTTGATCGTGGCACAAAATTTCCCTTCAATTCTGTTCGTCATAGGCGCACCTCACTTGTACTGCCATGCGATCGTTCCGTTTACAGTCGGAGTGGTTTCCTGCGCATTCAGGCTCTGACCTCTCGACATGTAGCCGGTATAATTCGTATCTTCCTCATTTACCGCACCGGTCCGATTGAGTTTTTCCGCAATAGCAGCAGGTACATATTCATCGAGTTTTTTTGTAATGAGTCCCTGAATTTCGGAATCTGTATATTCGTGAGGTTTGTTTTTTATGTATGCAGCACTACTCCCGTCCTTCTCATTGAAATCAGCTTGCACACCGACTTGGCTAATGTTCTTTCCGCTGTCGGCAATATTACCTTTTTCATCGAGTGACGCGATATTTCCAACATTCGCCGGCACTTTTTTATCTGCTTTATTTTCTGCGGAAGCAAGTATTTTGTCAAAATCAGCCGATGATCCAGTATATCCGCCGCGTACAGCAGCTTCGTATGGGGTTTCACCCTTGATGTTGAAGGTGTCTGTAATCGGTGGAAGTTCGGTTCTGTTCGGAGTAAAGGTCAAGTTCCCGTTCGCATCAACATGTGGAGTATAGTAAAATGCGAATACCTCAACATTTTCGAGGACAAAGTTGTCGATCTTTGCACATCCGAGTTTCTTTTTTCCAGATTCGTCAAACGCAATCGTAACAACGTCCCCATCCTCTGCATCTTCCGGAAGATCAACCGATGCACTAGCAAGAGCGGTAACAACTTCTTGTGAACTTGCAATCTTAGTGAAATCGACCTGCTGAATTGCGTCTTTAGCAGCACGCCGGATGTAGAGGTTTCCGTCAACACCACTGACAGCAAACTGTGTTACCACATCGTCATCATCGGTCTGCACAGCCAGTCGCGTCTTCTTCCCATTAAGATCAACAACATAATAGTTTCCGTCGTTTAATGCAGTGTTGGCATAAGCCTGCCATGTAAGAGTATCGCTCGATACATTTACAGGAAGCGAATTTCTACAGGTACGGTCAAAAACATCATAGACAGTATTGTCTATCATGACTTGTTTTACAAAAAGCATCTATACACCTCCCTACCCTCTGAAAGCCACGTCAAGCGTTTGTGGAATCCACGGTGTTATATGCCCTTTCACCTTCTCAATTTCAGTTGAAATTTTGGATACAGTGTCAGCCATTGAATCAATAAGTCCAAATCTGATAATCTGATTCAGGACAAGCAATTTAAGCCCATACCAAATTTCGACGTATTGGCAGTTGTCTGCAGTATCGTTGACATTGCGAAGAATCCAGATTTTTCTCGTTATTGGCTCTTTTGAGATACTGCTTCCGGCTTGGAACAGCGCAAAAATGCGTTTTGCAGTTTCCACGTCGCACAGTCTTTCATCGATGCAAAGTACACCGTATTCCTGCGCAAATCCGTTGACATCGTTTCTCTTGCAGAAAAACGCCAGAACTATATCAAAGAATGCCTTTGCAGCATATTCGGATGATCTACACGCATTCCTTGCAATAGTTCTGACCTGTGGTGTCATCCCGTTCTTGTACAATGCTACTGCATACTGACAAGCCACGAGTTCGTAATCTTTCACAATTTCCATGTTTTAAATCTCTCGCACAAAGCAATCAGGGATAACCGCATTCGCCTTTTCCTGCTCATTGAGCCCAGACACCGCTTGTGAAATACGCTTCATGAGATCAATATCCTTCGTCATGAGGCCAAATCTCGTCATAATTCTCAGGCAGTACAAAATCATCCCTGCCCTGATATAGATGTCAGGGCAAGCAGTTCCCGTTTGGAATACGTTGTTCACAGTTTTGAGTTTGTCAGACTCCGTTAATGTCTTGAATTTCTTGACCCCGATCACGACATGAGCGACTTCATCGTAGAAATCCCATGAACAAAAATGGTCATCGAAGTGGAGCGCTTCAAACTCCTTTTTGCACATTGAAATAGCGTCCTCAATAGAGAATGCTTCACCGCACTTTTGCTGTGCTGCGCAAATAATTGCATTCACAGTTTGAATAAAAGAGTAGTGGTCGTTTCCAACGGCAAGTTCGACATTCGTGCGAACTGCCTTTGTCCGCCTTTCACCATAGAGTTCAACGATATATTGGCTCATTGCAACATCAAAATCCGTGCAGATATCCATGTTTTCCTCCTCTAATCAGCGTAATTGACTTTTGTGCAGGTTCCGTGACAGCTGCCGCACTCAGCCCCGCAGCCTGTAGTGCAGCCGGAACTGCAGGCTGTGACACAATTTCCAACACACCCGTCTCCACCACAACTCGTAGTGCAACCGTTACAACCTCTGCATGTGTCTGTACAGCCGGAGCCGCAGGTATCGCGGCACCCAGAGCAACCAGTACAATTTGCACACTCGACACCGCAAGAGGCACCGCAGCCTGAGCAGCCATCGCACTCAGTGTCGCACCCACGACATGTGTTTCTGCATGTACTCATACAGCCATCTCTACATGTAGTCTTACAGTCTCCTGTGCATCCGTCGCATGAAGTGCATCCACTGACGCAGCCGCTTGTACATCCGAAACATAAACCTGTGCAATTTCCATTGCAGTCTGTCCCATGTTCATCAGTAACTGCACGAGCCTCTGCGATTGTCAAAAATGCTTCTTCTTTCGTGAGTTCAGAGTTACTAATAATCCTGTCTCCACGAATAGACGGAAACTTCGCATCATTGATGGCATTCAAAGGCCGTAAAACCTTTTCCGCATGCTCCTCAAACGCAACGTTTCTACTGGTTGGAACTTGAGAAAAATCGAACTGGGAACCACCGTACTCTTCTACGCTATCGACATGGCAGCGACGGAGACATTCGGCCTTGACCCTTGCCTTCAATTCAGCAATTCGTTCTGCGCTGATATTAGACATCTACGATCTCCTTTCTCCATTCTTCTGGCATATCAACCTCGTAGTCATCCCCAACGAGATTCCAATAATATTCATTCGCCAAAACCCTTGCTTTGTGCATGGGGCAAATGAATGTGGCACGCTTATTCGGCGTCCCGAAAATCTGATAATTATAAGCAGTGCACCACGAACACCCGGACGCAATCGGGCAATGGATACATTCGTCAGACGATTGACTGCAGCGTGTCACACAGGAAAGGCAATGCAGTCGTTCCTTATTGCAGACCCCGTGTTCAATATCACCGATTGTAAACGGCTCAACGTCAGGCCCAACGCTGGACGGCATATAACGGAGGCACGGATACAGATCTCCATGATAGTCAACAGCAAGCATGAGTCCGTTGCCTCCGCACCAGTTCTGGTTCTCGCTCTCTGGAAGCGGGTGCCCACACTTCTTATCAAAGATACTGAGCGTCGGCCTATTATCGAGCGTAACCAGATAATCGGCAAGCTGACATAGCTGCTTATACAAAGTTCGTGCATGCTCAACGGTCCATCCTTCCTCATACACACAGTTCAGAAAGATGTGCTTATATCCGTAGTCAATCATGTTTTTCGCAGCTTCGTAGACATATCCAACATTTGCAGGGGCGATAGTCATTTTGCTCCCCATGTTGCCGTGTCGAACATTCACAAAATGATCAACCGCGGCTATTGCCCGGTCATATGTCCCGTAACCGCCTTTATCGAGTCTGCAGGTGTCATGGAGTTGCTTATTTCCGTCGATTGTGATGGAGAACGAAGTGTGAATCTGGTATTCATCAAAAAACTCCTGTACTTCTGGCTCGAAATACAGGAGACCATTTGATGTAATGCTGAACATGAATCGCGTGGCAAACCGGTGATGGAGTTCAAATGCTCTGGTTACAAAATACTCGGCCGTCTTTCGGATAAGCCCGATTTTCAAAAACGGCTCTCCTCCAATAAAATCAAGTATAATGCCATCTGAATTGTCGGCATTGATGTACGGATCTTTACCCTCAAGAAGCCAGTCGATGAATTTCTTTGCTGTGTCAAAATCCATGGAATTACACGTTTTATGCCCTTGATAGCAGTATGTACAGGCCATATTGCACTCCTCAGTGACCTGGATCGTCACATCTTTACAGTGTGCACCACCGATGTGCATAGGGTCTCTCGATTTATTGGGGAACAAACGAATCAGCTGATTGGCAAATGTCTCAACGTCCTCTTTTTCTGGTGTTCTCCATCCATCTGGGTACAACTCATTGAGCGTGTTTCTTGCACACTCAAATTGAACGCAAGCTTCTTGACATTCTTCTAACCATTGCTGATAAACGGGGCTCTTCGTTAGATTGTGGTTATTTGCGAATCCAATAAGGAATTTGTGTGCTCTATACTCATATTCCTTTGCCTGCAAATAGTCTGTCATCTCTTGGTTAAGAACTGTAATCATACTTTTCTCCTTATTCAGCAAAAACGCAGCAGTTTATGTTGCATAAGCAACCGGAACATGTACCCAGCTACTGCCATTGTGGTATTTGAGGCCACCTGTGACATTTGTGGTATCAATCCAAAGCAAATTTCTGTTTGTGGGAGGTGTCGTGCCAACATGAAAGATCTTTTTATCGGCCAGCGCCGTATAAATTCCATCACTTGTAACAGCATTCTGGCTGCCTTTCGTTGGCGCGTTGTCAAATGCAACTTTTGTGTACAGTTGGTCAAAATACTGTTTGAGCGAATTTTTCAGTGAACTGAACGTAACGCGTCGATCTCCTGTAACGCTCTCATCATAGATCGGGATTGAGTCTGCATCTTCGACTGTAGACGCATCCAGTTTCCTTGTAGCAGGTTGGTAGTCAATTCCTGACATTGCCGTTTTTATGTCTTGTCCTTCTTTTTTCAGAAGGCCAGAGCCATCAGGAAAAGCGCTCTTCTTGATTTTGCTGATTAGTGCATACAATGTTGTGTTCTTATGATTCTTCTCGGAGGTATCGTAATATGGAATGGTATCTGTATCATCAAGAGAACTTCCAGCAACAAGCTTGTTTGTAGGCAGCTGATAGTCCTCGCCTCCCAGAGCCTTGGAGATTGTTCCGTTTTTGTTCGCCTTAATGATTCCGTCAATTCCAGCAAACAGCACATTCCTGACTGCAGTAAAGAACTTTGCGAATCCGATCTTGTAATGTGTATTATCGCTTGGGTGGTAAATCGGAATATAATCGGTCGTTTCAATTACTGTCGCTTCCTGAAGCAGATTTGTCTTTGTCTGAAATCTTGCTAACAAATCTTTATGCGCATCAGGATCGGTAAGGTGAGCCTGGAACTCATCCTCTGTGACATAAATGAATTTCGAGTCAAGTACGGCTCTGACATCAGTTGCAAGCCCGACATACATATAGATCAGGAATTGCCGTCTGGCAGGAGCAGCATCATACGGTGGAAGCTTCCCACCATCACCGTCGCTGATTTTTATATACGCGTACAGATAGTCTGGCTTTTGAGAAATAGTTGCCTCTGTGTCTCCTGCTGTGATTTCAGCAGGGTCTTTCGCAAAGATACCTATCTCAGTGATATAAAAGCCGGTTGATACATTTTCGTTTGTAAGTACAACCGCAATCTTTGCCTGAGTGTTTTCACGCTCCTTGCTTGCAATGTGACCGACAGCCTTTGCTTCCTTAATATCCTCAAGAGTAGGTATTTCTCCTACTTCCGCTGATCCGGAGCCGAAATTTACTTTGCTGAATATCAGCGGCTTTCCAGTAAATGCAGATGCAAGCATCTGTTTTCCTTTTGTCGTGAGCGTTGTAACGAATGCCATCGTTAGCCTCCTTCTGTAACTTCCGGATCAGAAATGGTTAAAACCTCGCCGCTAATTGAATCAGCTTCTATTGTATGTAAAATCTCATTTTCAACATAATAACCATCTTCGCTGCTCAGAATGAGTACGCCGTCAGAGATCTTCCCATTTCCGGTCGTGTTGTAGTAGATCGTGAGTTCTTGGTTATCAAAGTAGCCAAAGAACATTTTGTGCCCGATTTCATTCTCGCTGTCGAAAACGATAATTCTATATCCAACGCCAGCGGCTTTGATGATCGGCGTTTCTGTGAGAACGGACCCGACCTCGCTTGGAACCTTGAATACGATTGTTGCCGGCCACTCCGGGTCTTCCATGTAATAGATGTTGTAGTCAACGAAAAAGTAGTTCAGGCCCTTTATGAGTTCGTCATATGTGCAGTAGCTGGTGTTGAGCAGAATCTTATACTTCAGAAATTTTCTGTACGTTTTATCATCAAGGACATTCACCGGAATCGGGTCTCCGGTATAGAGTCCAGCCTGTGCTCTTGTCAGGCAGACAATATCTCCGATCCTGTCAAGCTGCTCTCCCTCCGCTGTTTCTATCCTTCGGTTGATATCAAGAGAAAGCAAAAACGCCTTTGTTTCCTGCAACTGCCGTGCAAAAGCATCGTGTAGAATCTTGATTTTCTTTTTATCCTTGAACTGCATCGGAATGTCTTCAAACCAATGCGAAAGGACATCTTCAACTTCTGGCATTATGCTTCCTCCAGACTAATTGCGATTCTTCCTGCGTCCGTAACTGCTTTTTCGCGTGGCGAAATAGTTACAAGCCGCTTCGTGTATTCAGATGTTTGCGGGGTAGAATCGCTTTCCGTCTCTGTTGCGATTTTGATGTCAATGTACGCAATGCCGGTGCAGGCAGCATATATCTTACTCATCCACTTCTGCGGAGTAACATCGCTTCCGGCTGATGTACTTTCAATTTGTTCGATAATGCAGTTTTCAATCAGATCTGCATAGTTAGGCGGAAGCGCCTCGTCATTGCTTTGCGTAATGGACACGCTAAACCAGCAATAAACAGGAGTCGGCCGGTTGAAGTGAACAGGAATCGTGCTATCGTAAGCGTCTGGGACATTTACAGTCACAGAGCCATGTGTTTGAATACCCGCCGCCTTTGTTTTCAAAATTTCCCGTGCAATCTCTGCATCGCCGCCGCCTTCAACAACGGCTTCAACACTATGCGGCGGTCTTCCCCACGAGTCAGTAACATTGGTGTCATTTTCGTACACAGCAACCGTTTTGACACCGCTTACATTTTGCAGAAGTGAACTTGCAATACTGTCGCACATCCTTGACGACAAATTGAACACTCGCTTCAGATATGCTGCACGAAGTTCCGAATCCGTCTCCCGCAGCCGGCCTGGCGTTCGCTTGCTGATATTAGTAACGCTTTCAAGTCCGGTAACAGCAGTAACGATGTTCGTAATCGTGTTGTCCTGCATCACGATATCGCCAACCTCTTCGGATACAAAGGTGATAATTGACACCACCCATCCGGTCGTGAGATTGTCGGACAACACCATCGTGTTATTGGCTTCTTTGTTCACGCATTCGATGACCAGCTGTTCATTTTCAGAATCAACAGTGGCTGTATAATTTACATCTGTGACAGCAGCCTTCAACCCGTTCAGGATATCTGTTTTACTGGTTGCACTTTCTGCATGATACAAAAAAACGCTATTGTTAATGCCGATCGTATAATCACCATCGGCATAAGAAAGCGCTTTGATTGCTGCTTTGTTGAATTGCGTTCTCGAAATCGTATTCGCTTCATTGAGGTAGAAGCGCTTAACGGGATTTGTCACGCTTGCAATCATAGTGCCAGTGGCAAGTTCAGTTCCATCAATTCCCTTGCAGTGGATCGGGTAATAACTCCTTGCCGCAAGCTTTCTTACAACGCCGGAATACTGCATACAGTTATCGAGATTGATTCCTTCTGCAGAGGACGGGTAGCTTGCATGATAAATGCTGGCTCCAAATTCCCACAATTCTGCAATTTTATCCGCAAAGCAGGTAACAAGAACATTTAAATATGATTCCGGATTAAGCTTCGTATTCACGCCAAACCCATCTGTGAGATCCTTATGAATTTCATCCATGATCGTATCCAGCCGTTTGATGTGCATTCCGGTCTTCGTAATACCGTAGTCAGGCACTGATTGTTACCTCCTCGTCGTAGTATTCTTCTCCGCATATCAGCGTAAAAGTGATGTGTGCATCGCGCGTTCGAGGGTCTACCGAAATTTCGAGGTTCGTAACATCCGTAACCTCATTTATAGCCATCAGTTCATCGCTGATTATTCTCTTCAATTTAGGAATGTTCGGATTCTTGACTAAAAATTCGTCATAGTATGGCATTCCGAACCGAGGCCCAAGGCCCCATTCATTTTTAAACCATCTCAGCCGGATCTTCGCAGCTTGGCTGACCCGATCCGTAAGACGTATATCTCCTGTATCCGTAACATACAGGTCATCATCCACGAGTAAAATGTCTTTCATAAGCACCTCCTGTGGCGCTCGTAGCGCCTTTGTGGGCGCTTTTTTCATTGATATAATTGGGTGTTGAAAATTGGTTGTTCCTCGGAGCCATCGCATCTGGTGAGGTGTTGCGCAGTGTATCAAATGTTTGAGCCGTGTACTGCACCGGAAGCGGTAATTGCACCAGCAACTGTTAAATTGCCTTGCACTTGAACTCCGCCTCCGCCAACGTCAACTTTTGCGCCTCCAGCCTTCAACGTTGCCCTCCCTTTACCGAACTCACCTCTTGCGCCGTCGCAGTCAACAATTACCTTTCCGGTTGAGCAGGCTTCCTGCTGAACGGCACATCCCTTCGCAAACATACCGGGAACGCACATTGCATTTGTGATATCGTGGTTCAGGTCAGTATCGGTTTCTTGCCCATAGAGCCATTTGTCGATTGCCTTTTCAGATACGACGACCATACATCCGTCGCCTGCCTTGATAGGCAATGCAACGACGGCGTTCTGACCGCTTGCTTGTACACAGCATACCGGGACTCCGCTGATTTTTGGGTAATCCATCTTTGTCCCATCTGGCTTTTTCAGTTGAATGCCGGGAAGCACCTCTGCCATATTTGTTGCAGGATCATATGAGACGATAGTGCCTGGGAACGCAGTATGCACTTCCCCGATGCGTTTGTCCGTGTCATCTCTGATTTTCTGTATGAACTCGTTTGTCATTTCACTCAATCTCCAACAGTCTTGCGCTGCATTGCCATGTTTCCGAGAAATTGTCACCTTCGATTTTAATTTGACTGACCCTGAAATATCCCTTGACGAGTTTGCTTTCAAGGTATACATAGTCATCAATATCGATTGCCGCGTTCATGAGATATACCACATCCCATCCGTTTTCTGTTTTCTTCCCCTCTTCCTCCTTGGAGACGTTGATTTTCTTAGGAATACCTAGCAGTCCGGTGTCAGGAGATAACACATAAACCTCTCGAAGCATAACATCATTCGGTTTTTTTATTTGAAGAACGCCATTCTGGACGGACCAAACGAGGTTGCTTGTGTCACACATTTTTGTAAGGACATTTTTCGCCTGTCCGACATAGCTGTACCCATTCGGGAGTTCGGAAAATTCTGCATTATAGCTGAACGAAGGAGTAACACCCATTTGTCCGGCAACATCTGTGATGATATTCTTTGTGTTGACTTTTCCGGCATAAGACAGCGAGACATAAGTATCTCGAAGTTCAACACGGGTATCTGTCACCTCAATATCTGTAACAGTATCCGCGCCATCAAGTTCAGTGGAGCCGAATGTTACGACACCGGTAAAAATCAACGGCATACTGTCCTGATACCCAGCTTTCAGGACCGCGACGCAGTCATCCTCTTTCAGCGCGTCAATGTGCTCATCATTCAAGTTCCAAATGCTTACTTTGCCGGTATTTGATGCTTCTTTTTCGCTTCGTTCAATGGAGAATGAGATATGCAGCGGCATCCCATTGCTTCCCTTTTCTCCGCCTATTTCAAATCCAGAACCTCCAGATTGTCCGGCAGAAAACCGGTAACTCCGGTTGAAATTCATGTGTACATTCCTCCAAAAAGTCCTGCGGCGTTTACTGCCGCAGGACTTTACACTTGATAGAAAACAAACGTTGCTTTCCCGTCCAGGAAATCATTTCGTCCTATTTCCTCAAGTTCTGTTTCGACATAGAAAGAGCGTTCCGAAAACTCATCGAGTCCACAGAACAGGTTGAGAAGATAACGTGGGACGATCTTAATGCACGTCAGGATTGGAACCTTGAGGTTGTCGTAAATGCCGAGCATCCACCGCTGTTCGTAGTCATTCCATGTGAACCGCAGGTAGTAGACCTTTCCGTTCAGAGTCACTTTTTCAAAACTGTCATTTAAATTCGGGACAGAGATTGTAGTTCTCTTCATTACGATCCTCCTGAAATAGCGCCGAACAGACCTGAACCGCTTTTTGCAGAACTTACAATTCCGTGCAGAATACTTTCTCCATCCCCGTTTCCACTTCCAGAGCCAGATCCGGAACCTCCGCCTGCCGTTCCGGAACTCCCATCAGATGTTGTCGTACTGGCGCTGCCAGCTGATGCGCCTGTTGTTCCGCTTTTTCCATAAGAATCAGGGATAGTCGTAGTTGCAGTGGAGGTAACAATGACCTCCTTCATCTCAACATCGATCTGTAGTGCAAATCCAATGTCTGTTGCCTTATGAAAACTGATGGAGGTAAACGCCATGTTTTCATATGTGTTGTCCGATGTGTTTACGGTGATCGGATTTCCATCAGCATATAATTGCAGCAGTTGCTTTTTTACACTTGCAATGCGCGAGCTGCCCCCACCGAGGCGTCCTCGCCATGTAACAGGCATTCCAGAAACGAACAGCGACATTGCCAGCAGCTTTGATTTACGAATGATTGTATCAGATACTGTATATCCTGTTTCGATTGGGTATTCAGGGACATCTGCCTCAGCTGTCTCATCCAATGTGATAAGCGCATCAAACTCAGTGCCTGCAATATTGACTGGCGTTAATGCCTGCGGCATTCCATCCCCTCCTTATGCGTATGTAAGCGCTCTTGCAAGTTCCGCTGTAGCGTCTGCAGCGCCTCGTTTCATTGTGCTTGCAGTGTTCAGCTGTGCGGCCTTATCTCCATAGAATTGGCTATTGAACTCGACTTTCTGATTGATTACCTTCCGGTTGTTTGTGGTATTCCCTGCTGTGTTCGGCGTAGCATTGAATGCGCCGTGCTTTACAAAACTGCTGACATTCGCAGTAACATCACCAAGCGACATATCGCCAGTGAGTCCCTTGACCGCACCAATAACTTTCGATTTGGCCTTATTGATGCCGTCAGCCAAGCCGCTCATAAAGTCTGGCATCCACTGCTCATAATCGTGCAGTGGTCCTTTATCCGGTCTGGAAAAATGCAGGAACTCACCGATCTTCGTTGCGACATTCTTAACCGTACTAACGACAGTATCGATCATGCTTGTAATACCGTCGATGATTCCCTGGATCATATCGACGCCCCACTGGTAGGCTTGGGCAGGAAGCGATTTGATCCAGTTGATAGCTGCGTTGAAGCCGTTGACGATGGTATTCTTGAGCTGGCCGAGTTTCCCGCCGGTGAGCTGATTCACCGTATCCCAAAGCGTCTGGAACGAATTCTTGATGATATTCCACGCCTCGGAAAGAATGTTCTTGATAGACTCCCACAAGCCGTCCCAATCACCGGTGAGTAACGATGCAAATGCCTCAAATACGGACACGATGATATTGAGAACGCTGCTGATATTCGTGAGCGCTCCCTGGAAATGCCGGGCTGCGGCGGACTTGATGTTCTCGCCCCATTTATCCCAGAAGTTCTTTATTGCATCGAGGATTGGACTCATCACAGCCTTGATGTCCTGCAGCCTCTGGACAACGGTGTTCTTTATGACATTCCAGACCGTGACGACGATGGTTTTGATCGCATTCCACACGCGCTGGAGTTTGTTCTTGATGTCATCCCCGTTTTCTTTGAAGAAATTCGAGATCGGCTCCCAGATGCTCTTCGCGGTAGACTTGATATTTTCCCACGTCGTTTTCAGGAAATCCTTGATCTTCCCGAACGTTGTTTTGACGGATTCCCAGATCTTCTTGATCTTGGCACGAACCTCTTCAGGATCGATTCCGTTCGCACTCAGAAGATCTCCGAGGACGGATTCCTTGCCCTGCATGAAGGAAATGAAATCCTCCACGATAAGAGCGAGCAGGATAATTCCTGCAACAATGGCAAGGGTTTTCAGATTGATCTTTGTGAGCAGAGAAACGATGTCACTAAGTCCTTTTTTGATCTTATCGAACTTGAGGACTGCAATGACCGCTGCGATAGTCACAGCGAGGAATTTCAGAAGTCTCTCTGCTCCGCCTACCCGATCTGCGAAGTCCTTGAATTTCGTAATGGCTTCGCGGAGCTTGATAATCCCCCTCGTGCCGATATCAAGGATCTTCTTGGCAACCGGCATGAAGAACTGGCCAATCAGTTCCTTGAGCTCCTTGAGTTTCGAATTGAAACCACGCATGGTGGACTCATACGAACCCATGCTGCGCTCGCAGTCGCCGATGGCATCCGGGGACTGCTGCAGGATGGCCTGGTAGTTGACCTGCATCTTTGTCAGCTGGTCAAGGGAGTCGTACTTACCTTTTAGTCCGAGCGTTTCCATCGCCTGCGCTCTTGTGGATTCGTTTAGGACGGCGCCGAGTCGTTTTGCGGCTTCGCTCTCGCCCATAACCGCTTTCGTCATTGCATCAACAGATGACTTCTCATCAATATTCGCAAACGAAGCGAGGTCGAGGGCCAGCGTTGTCATCTGCTTTGACAACTCCGCGCCTTCTTGGCGGGTCATGCCAAAACCGACGAGCAGGTTCTGCTGGTCAGCGAGGTAGGTCTTGATGTCGTTCTTATTTCTGTTTATGGCATCGGCGTAATTTTCCGCCCAAGCATCGACCTCTTCGTTAATACCTTGGAAAACGACGTCGAATTTATTCTGCATCTCTTCAACCTGAGAGGCAGCAGAAACGCAGGATTTGATAAAGGACGTAGCACCGGCGACAGACAGTGATACGCCTATAAAGCCGAGAGCCTTTTTCGCAAGGTTCTCAATGCCCTTGATGCTGCTTTGTGCCTTCTGCTCCGATGCCTTATCGACGGTGTAGCCGATGGTGTTCTGCAGAACGGCAGCAATCAGCCCCATGCGAAATCACCTCCTGTCGTCTTTCAGGTCGAGCGAATGCCCGTACTCTATGTCCTGATCCATTCGGAACAGGGCATAGAGCTTGAGCGCTTCGTCGAGGGTATAACAGTTCTCCAGTTCTTCTTTCGAGGCAATTCCGGCTTTGATCATGCAATAGAGCCTGAGTTCAATCTCGTTGAACGCACTCAGGTCGAGCTCGCCAAACCGTTCGTAGTCGCTTTCGGGATTGACTTTGCTGCGCCAGATCGGCCGGCGAGTTTCTTGAAAAAACCGTTGAAGTTCACTTTAATAACTTCAACGGCCAGCATGAACATATCCTGCAGATCACCCGCAAAGATGTCGTTTGCAATATCAAATGTGAGCTGCTGTGCGTCTCTGTCTCCTTCCAGCCGGACAGAAATGTTGTTTTTGTCGACCAGCAGTGTTCTGAGCAGTTTTTCAATCTTTTCGCCTTCAAGCATTGAAAAAGACTCTGCAAGGGACGGCCCAAGCTTTTCGTAGTCGATGGCGACTTCGGAAAGCGTATCAACATCTTTTGCATTGCTCACTGCCGGAATCAGGCCGGATACCAGTGGCACAAGGGTAGAGCTGAGATCACCGGTGATTCGCGCAGCATCAAATGCGCCGAATGGCCGGATAAAAAAGGCATTGCCTCCAAAGTTCTTTGTGACTGTGTCGAACTGTTTCATAAATACCTCCGATTACTCCTTATAGACGGCAGGGCCAGTGGCAATTTCCCATTCGCGGTTCGTCGTATCTTTGCCATAGCCTCTGGACGCGGGTTTTCCGACCCACGCACTGTCAGCGGAAAAAAGAACGCCGCCGGTCAAATCCTTGATCAGCAGCGGGAAAATAGCGTCACCACTCGTGCGATCCTTCTCATACATACCCTGGAAGAACTTGTTGGACGGACTCCCCTGCATGAGTGCGATCTTTACGGTGTATGTGTTGTCGGGACTGACTGCTCTGGAAACTTCGCCGTCGCAGCCAACCTTCTTCATGATGCCATCGCCATTGGCATCGATGGAGATAAAACTGTCTTCTGCATAGCCGGAAACCGCATGATTACCAGCCGCAATCAAGACCTGATTTGAAGCATATGTAAACATTCACCGAACCTCCTTAGCCGGAATAAGTGAGAGAACCGAAGATCTTGACGATATGGATTGCGCCGGCAAGGAATGCTTCAAACTTGCAATCACTGAGGGTACGAGCAGCTTTCATCGCAGCAGTGATTTCAGAAACAGCAGGAACCATGACCGTGTATCCGGGAATCTGATTGCCGTCGCTGTCGTATTCATCGGGACAAACGCCGCCATTTCTCTGTGCTCTCTGGAGTGTAGCGCTCATGACGTTTTCAACTCTGGCAATGCCGGAAGACGTGAACGGAATCTTCTTGTTCGTTTTGAGCAGATTCAGAATGTTCGTCTGCATATCTGCCTGAATCCAGTCACGAAGACGGATAACATCGATCCATTCGCCAGCCTTTACCTTGCCGAGCGCAGTGATTTTGTCCTTGCCAACCGTATCGTACCAGTTGACATTGGCTTCCTTGAGTTTGTTGATAACATTGGACGACAGACTAGCAGCCTGAACGCCTGCCAGTGTCTTGTACGCCCATGTTTCAGAACCAGGCTCATACTGCAAGCATTTTGAAGCAACGGCAAGACCTACATGACTATTTTCTGCCGGAACGTCGCTTGCATTCTGTGTGCTGTATACACGGCCATAGTATCCAGCAGTCCGATAGAAAATGTCGCCAACAGGGTCATTATCACCGACATAGGTGTAGATGAACATCTTGTTGTACGACTCGATCAGGCCAGCGATATCCTGATACTCGGATTCCTGCACGCCCGCAGTGCAAAGCACATACCAGCCGGATACACTGAGCGCACGCTCGGCCGTTCTCGCAGCAGGCTCAAGTTCATCGCCATCCATTTGCTGGACCGCAATATACAGGCCGTCGGGCTTCGGAGACTGGCTGAACGCAACACGCGCTGCCACGCCGACCGGATCGCTCATGGAATCCCAGCCTGCCGATGTGACTTCCTGAAGATTTGCATACAGTCCGACATCATCAGGGATTTCGGTCTTGTATTTCCACGTTACAGTTCCATCAGAAGCCGTTCCAGAAGTATGGTCGGGTGCAGCATCACCGCTGCTGCCTGCTGTTTCACACACATATACATGAGTTCCGGAAACCGCAACGTCACCTACCACATAGGCAGTAGATGCAGCCCAATCCGTCCACTTCTTCGGACGCTGGCCGATAACGCAAATGTGATCGAAGCTGTCGGTGGAAGTGAAGTTCGTGTTCAGTTCGATCTGGACATTTACAATGTCGCTAATCTGGCTCATTGCCTTAATCCTCCTTGTAGTTTTCTATGATGACATGCTCGAAATAGCCGGTCTCTTCTTCCGCAAGATCGGACGAACCTCCTCCGCTTGGCGTAGGATGCCATTCGGGATCAACAGTCTCGCCCTTTTCACCGGTGTCAGGATCGGTCGTTTCCTTGATGCTGGACTCAGCAACGATGCCAGCCGCACCGACTGCGATCTGGGTGAATCCAACAAGTATTTCAACCTTCGCTCTGAATTCCCACGCGACATCGTTGATGAGGCTCGTGACATTCATGACATCGCCGTTCGGACGAATCGAAATGTCATTTTCCAGACACCATTCCTTCCCGTGTGGGGAGCTAAGAAAATTGATGAGGTCAACAAGATCAGAAACAGCGGTGTTTTCGTTGTACGAAAAACCACCGCTGCTGACTTGCCTTCCGTTGGTCATGAGATTCAGTTCGACTGGATATTGCTGAACCCAGCAGTCACACGGAACGCCATTGATCTCCCTCGTGATTGGAAAAAGGGCCCTCTTCAGGTTTCCGGCTCTGATCGTGAGAGCAGGAATGTGACCTTTTACCTGATTCACCTCGGCAAACGCGATGTGCGTCTGCGGGAAGTAACTCCGGAGCAAACTGTACAGCTTTCCGTTGACTTCGTTCAATGTCACAAGCTCTCACCTACCTTTTGGTTCGGAAGGATCACGAATTCCGATTCATAGTGGCTGAGAAGCGTGTGATCCCAGATGTTCGCGCCCTTGCACTCATACCAGTAGCCATGGTAGTTCAGCCAGTCTCCGGGAATGCCGGTCTCCTGCGACGCTGTCACAAACGGGAAGTCGGAAAAGACCTTCAGTCTGCTCACCGTCCGCTCGCCTTCCGGAAGGACGGCAAGCTCATCCGCGCTGGCAGGCTGCACATTGAGCATGGCTCGAAAGATCTTATCAGCCTTCTTCGCAGGATGCCCGTCAATGACGGTCTGTTCCCTATGTCTGCGGACGATATAGTCCTTTTTGAATATGGGCAGCAGCATACCGTCACTCCTTTCCCTTGATCTCAAAGTTGACGCTCTGGCGCATATGGCCGGTGTCAATCAACGGCTTATCAGAGCCCTTCCTGGCAACGGTCGATGGCGCGTTTGCTGCGAAGTCACCATTCGATATCTCTTGCTGGATAATTCCCTTCGCATACACACCGACTTTCTGGAGCACATCCTGTGCAGTGCCTCCTGCCTCAATCTGCTTGAAGCATTGCGCACTGAATGCCTTTAGCTTCTCCTCGTTGTTTTCGAACGAAGATGCCATGAACGGTCTCGCCGGCATATTGGACGTTCCGACCTCATTCCAGAGCGCAACATCGGCAAGCATGGCTGCGGAGTCTTCAACTCCTCTGTTGCCTCTCTTCTTCGCGGCAAGCCCTTCGGGAAAGCCGAGAGAAATCTGCTTACTGCAAAGCTCCTGAATCGCATTCTGGTATTTCCGCCCTGCGGCAGTGATCTTGAACTTGAAATCAGCCATTCTCTACCCCTGAAATGGTAATGGGGACAACAACGAGCTTTCGAAGCTCGATGTATTGCAGACCGTAGTGCGTCAAGTTCAGTTCCCCAGTCGTTACGTTTCCGCTGGTGTACCCGGAATTGAAGCTGATCGAAGTCGATCCTTCAGAATAACTTGACACTCTGGACGTGTCTGCAATCGATCCGAACGCGTTGTCACCCAAGCCAGACATCTTGAGCTTATGGCAGACGAGAAGCGCAAGTGCCTGCTGATACAGTTTCCCGAACTTCTTTCTGCTTACCAGCGGTGCACATAACTCGGTCCACTTCTCGATGACGTCCTCTTCAACCGCAGCGAACTCGGGAGCAGTCAAACGAATGATTTCAAGCGTATCCGTGCAACTCATTCTTCGGCAGCAGGCACTTCAGCCTGTTCCTTGGACTTTCTGCGGCCACGCTTCGGTTTCTCTTCTCCCTCGTTCTCCACAGCAGGCCCCTCGGTCTCCTCAGAAGGCTCCTCGGTCTCCTTGATGCCTCGTTTCTGATCGTGGATGATCTGGATGAGGCCCATATGCTCAAAAAGCTTCAGGACTTCATTGCTTTCATCGAAGCCGTCGGCAGCATTCGGTACACATTCCTGATCAGGCAGCAGCAGGCACTGACCGATGTTGATAACCTTTGTGCCGATATTCTTGATCTTCATTGTTCGTACTCCCTTCAAAATTCAGAATAATTTCATAAGAATGCAGCGCGATTTCCTCTTTTGAAATCGCGCTGCAAAAAATCAGGCTCTCAGACGCCGACTGCAATAAGAGCAGACAGCGGATAGTAAATCATGACGCCGGCGGTACGAGCTTCGCAAGGAACCACGATCTCAAGGTCGCGGGCCTGCAGAGGATACTGGTAGTACGGCATCGGGATTTCAAGGGTCATCTTCTTCGGGTCCTTCTTGAACAGGAATGCGACACCCTTGCCGTTGGAAGCAGCAGCATACGGGTTCGTGTCAACGGAGTCGGAGTTCAACTCGGAAGCCGGAACAATATCCTTCAGGAACGGAGCGTTCTCAAGGACGAAGCGCTTGACGGTGTAGCCGGTGTTGTCGATCTGGCGGGTCGAAATGTCGATGAATACATCGGACGGCAGAACCAGCGTGTCAGGACGCTCGACGTTCTTGGTGGCAGCGGAAACCTGCTTCTGCATACCATTGATATCCTTCAGGATCTCGGCCGCAGTCTTGGTCGACCAAGCAGTGGTGCTGCCGCTGGACGCATTCGGGAGCGTGTACAGCGGAATGTTGTTGCCGGAAGACAGAACGCCGATCAGACCGGACGCAGTATCGCCAGCCCATGCGATTCTGTTCGCCAGAACGTCGATCTGATAGCGGGCACTGTCAGCCTTACGGGCGTCGAGGGACTTGCCGGCGAGCTTGGAAGCACGCATTTCCTGGACAGAGTAGCCGTAGGAAGCGCCCAGAGACTTGATCGTCGCATGGGTCGGCTTGCCATCGACGTCTGCACGGGGCAGGTCGTTGGAGTAGTTCGAGATGATCTTGGCCTGACCAGCCTTGTCGTAGCTGTAGTAGGTGATCGTCTCAGCGCCCGGATCCGCTTCATGGGAGATCGGGAACAGGGTCAGCGCAGTGAGTTCAGGATACTCTGCGTCATAGGACTGGGCCTTGACGAAGTCGAGCTCACGGGCAAAGAACACAGAAGCGTCCTCAGCGGAGTCGAAGTGAGCCATCGTCTGCAGAGCAGCAGGCAGATTGGAAGCCTTCAGCGCGGCGAGATCGTCGCGGTCGTATGCAGTATGAGTGTTTTTAGCCATGTCTATTTACCTCCTCGTTTTGTCCGGATTAGCCGCCCTCACCAGGGGTAGCCGCTGCCTTCTCCACATAGGGAGCGTTATACAACTCAATGGGAGCAACGCCGTTCTCAACAGCGCCAACGAAGATCGCGTTAATGGCGGTCTTTGCCGTGTTGTTCGTGAACTTGTTACCATCGATGTAGACCTGCGTACCGTAAGCAATGCCAGAAGCAGCAGAGTCGACCTGCACATAGATGCGGCCATACTTCAGAACGCCGATTGAGAAACCCTTCTTGACGACGACATTGCCATCAAGATCATGCTCGGTAGTTCTGCCGTTGACAGTGACGCCATCAAACACCGAACCGGTGTCCTTAATGGTCTTGCCGGCAGTAGTGCCCTGATAGGCCGGGCAGCCAAACTCGATGCTTGCGGATTCAACCACGCGGGAATCGATTGCTTTCGGGGTGAGATCCAGAAGGCCGCCTGCGACGCCCTTCTTCGTTGCGAAATTGTAGGTAGTCTGCATATTACATTTCCTCCTTGTTTCTCTTGTTGATCATTTCTTTTCTGGCTTCAGCAGCAGATCTGCAAGGCTTTGCCTGTTCAGCGGAGTCCTTGCGCATCATCTGCTTGCGCTGATAATTGACATCCTTCTTTTCTGCTTCAATTTCGCTACGGGCAAAATCGAAAGCAGCGTTGACGTAGGACGCGCTCTTTCCGTCCAACCGCATAGCCGGACGAACAGCTTTGATAATGGCCTTCTTGGCGTCGGTGGAGTTCATGCTCTCAACACCATCAAGGTTCATCTTTCTGGCAAGCAGGATGAGGTTGACCTTCTCGTTGACGAGCGCGTCAATGTCCTTCGCGTCAAGGTTCATGGCGTTGGACTTGTCCTCGGCGGAATCTTCCTTATCGGGCTCCGCAGGCTCTTCGGTCTTTTCCGGCTCTTTGGTGTCATCTGCATCAGCATTCGGCTCCTCCTCCGGTTTCTCCTCGGTTTTCTCCTCCGGCTTTTCCTCGCCCTCGTCGCAATTCTCCTGACCTTCGCAGGAATCGAAGTCCTTCTTGGCAAGCATCTCTTCGATGATGCCAAGCAAGATGTCGATGTCATCGTCCTGTTCAGCAATAATGCCGTTTGCGGACTTCGTATCTTCCGGATCGCCGAAGGAGTCTCTGCGGTCTCTGCGGTCCTTGACAAGCTGGAGCTTCTCTTCGGTGGTCTTGGGTGCTTCAGCAGGTTTCTCCTCAGCCACAGCCTTATGTGCCTTCTCGAGAGGTGTTTCTACGGCCTCACTGTCCTTGGCAACAGCCTTGGCCTCGGTGTTCTCAGTTTCCTGCGTAGCAGCGGTATTCTGAGCGACAGTTGTATCCTCAGCAGCAGGAGTTGCCGCAGTTTCAGTCTCAGAATCCTTCTGCTGCATACGTTCTGCGCGACGAGCCTTGTACGCGTCGATTGCCTTCTGGAAATCTTCCGGGTTCAGCGTAGCGCCGTCGGCTCTCTTTGCAGCCTTCTTGGGTTTTGCCATGCTCTTATTTCCTCCTTTAAGAGTTTTATTGTCGCGGCCGTCAATGTTCAGTCGCGCTTGATCACCCGCTCTTGCAAGTCTCACAAGAGCTAAATGGTTGACCCTGATGTTCCGCTGGATCGCGTCGTAATGCTCTCCGTGCCATTCGCCCGGAGTCTCATCGAGATCCAGGTTGTAGCCAAGCGAGAGCTCCTTCAGGCCGCAGTCCTTTTGGGCGTTGGTATCCTGAATAACGATCTCAGCGCGGACGTTATCTCCGTCCCGGTAGCCTTCGGTCAGAATCGTACCGATTCCTTCCTGCGCTACGTTGTCCTTATCCACGAGGCCAGCGTCGTGAGTGATAATGATGGGCTTGCCCTTGTACGACGCGAGGCTTTCCGGATCGAACACTTCCTCCGGAAGCCGGAGCTCTCTGCGGATCGAACCGTCGTTATTGCGGTACTCAAAAATACCAACAGTGGTCAGGATCGGCCGGTCCATCAGATAGCCTTCTTCCGTTAAAGAAGCCTGGACCAGCGGTGTGCTGTCCAGGCGAATCACTCTTTTCAGTTTTGGTGTCATTCCACAACCTCCGGCATCTCAGCTGCAGGTTCCTCTACATCAAGGATTGCGTTCGTCAGCGCCAGCGTCAGTTTCTGGATATGCTCCAGTTCATCAGCCATGATGCCGTCAAACAGCTCCTGACAAGCTCTGTCCTCGCAGACAGTGCCGGCGCTGCTCATGATCGCTGTGCACTGATCCTTGATCTGGTTGCAGATCGACATGATCACATTTCTACACAAGGTTAATTCCTCCTCTCATTTCGGATGGGGACTGTATCGGTGGTCCAGTTGCATAATAAAAATCAAACAGGAATATCGATGTCTTCAAAGATGAACTTCGGAAGCGCTACGCACCGGCAGCAGTAATCTTCGCCGGGATGACAGCGTCGTCCACTGTACTTGATTCCGGACTTCGTCATATACCACATCTCAGGCGGATCATCCCAGCTGAATTCCTTGCCATCCAGTGATGCGTGACAGTCCCGTACACGCGAGTCCTTGGACGTGCTCCAGATGTAGGAGTTGCAGCCGGCATCGGTCTGCTGCTTTTTTGTGATTTGCGCGTTCAGAGTGGAAATCTGATCTCTGGCAAGGAACTTTGCCTTTGACTTACTGACGTTGTAGCGATCCTGGATATCAGAGACAATGCTCGTGTATGTCTTGCCCTGCTCATATCCATCCAGAATGACATCTTTCATCTCTCCGAGCGTTTCTTCCGGAACAGACTTGATGTACGAGACATTATCCTCGACCCACCGGTCAATGGCCTGCTTAAAGAAATCGCCGGTGTAGTAGTCGGCGTACAAATCGACGCCAAGCGTATCTTTGACCACACGTTTCCACTCCCGGATTGCAGAAGCTTTTGTGAGCCCGCTAATCCGTTCGAGCTCGTCGTAGAGCTTCATCCGGCCAGCCTTCTTCGCAAAGTCGGTTGTGATCTTATCGAAGATCCGATCGAGGTTGACCCGAAGCATTCCGCTTTTCAGCGGATACTCGGTCTCATGCTTCGCATCCGTCCGGACCTGTTTCAGCGCCTGCTGGATCTTTGGCAGATGCGGTTTGATGGACTCAATCAAAAGCTTCGTGTAAGCCCTTGCCAGCCTTGTGTACTCCCTTTCCGCAGTCGCTGGGAAGATGGGTTTGGTCTTCGATTGGAGGCTGTCCTTGCCTTTGAACCGCTTTTCAACGGTACGCTGCAGGAACTCCTTATACCGATCTTCCGTACTGCTCGCCTCCTTCTGCAAATCGGGCATAGAAAAACCGCCCTGCGTAGCAGGACGGTTCTCGCTGGGTTATTCGAAGTACGCTGAGACAAGAGATTGATACCGTGCTTTGAAAAGATCTTGCGCTATGCAAAGGAGAAGTTCGGCCCGTTCGATGTCGTCTGGATCATACGTTGAAGTTGCCGTTTCAAACGCATCCAATGCAGAATCCAAAACAGCACCTACTTGTTTCATCTCAATGATTGCGGTCTCTACTTCCATCTTTTTCATGTGTAAGACTCCTCCTAAAACAAATAATATGTTCTGGGGGCATCTTAGACATGGGTAGCACTAATCTAAGTTGTCTCTAGTGCGCCTGCGGGAAACCGTGGGCGCACGTTTTAACTGTTATTCGGCAAATGCCGCTGCGAACTCATCATCCGCTCTCGTAGACGGCTTTGCATTCTGCATCCGAATGATCTCCTGCCGGCTGTCCTCCGAAATCCCAAGTTCTTCAGCTGTCCGGGACGTGAAATAGTCTTTCGGGAAAATGAACAGGTTCTCAGCGTATCTGCGGATTTCTTTTTCGTCGTACATCGTACTTTCCTTTCTTCTCAGCTATCTTCTGAAAAACACTACCACTCACTTTCGACGTTGTCGTAAATAAGCGGAGTAAAACGGGTGTTTGTTCTTGCCGCCTTTTCTTCAGAGAACTGATCTACCGCAGCCTTTTCAGCCTGCATTCTTTTGAAATCAATCATCTCAAATTCATTGAGTGGCGGGCGGATGCTGCTCGGATCTTCTTTCGCGTTCACTGCATTGATAATCTGATTGCACCTGAAAGCAGGGCGCGAATACAAATCTTTTTCAGCTGCATCGATTTTTTCCTGCGGAACATTCTTTTTGAAGGACAATCTGAGATATTCAAAAAGTTCCAACAAATCTAACGGTGGAGTGATCTCCTTCCAGTCGATGCCATCTCGCACAGCAGTTTCGATTCTGTTCATCTTTCCCTCCATACATTATCCTCCAATCACCCTGGAACGACTTCGCCTTTTTCGTCTATCTTCCACTTCTTTTCACCCTTGTCAAGATACTTTTGAAGAAGTGGTTTATTGACAGCCGAAAGCGGCTTGCCGTTTCCGCCAGTTGCAATTAGTGTCGGTGCGCTGCCTCGTGCTCCGTTGTTATCATAAATCTTGATCGAATCGAATTCGCTTGCACACTCGACCGAGATATCAGTAACTTTTCGGTGAATACTCTTTACAATTTTGGCATCTGGCAGTCTTGGGGGGACTTTTGATAATCCCTTTTCATATTTCTCCTTAGCTGCCTCATACCGAAGTTCATTTCTCCGAAGTGCTTCATCAACATCGACTGTCACATACTCTCCGACAGCTTTGTATCCAGCATCATGTGCATCTTTGATTTTCTTTCTCATACTGTTCACAGAACCGTCGCCAGTTCCGTCGTACACCGTATTGCATCCATAGTCAAGAGCCGTAGAGTAGAGCGTCTTTGCAACAGCAGAACTCTCTTCGTGGTAGAAAGCAGCAGCACTGTCTGTCTCAGAAGCCATCTCCTCATACCCTGGGAGTTTTCCCTTGAGGCCGTCAGGATCGATCGTTACTGTGCTGGGATCATCTGCTTGGACAATCAGCCCAGAATCTCTCAATGAACTTTTCCCGGATGCGGGACCGCCGCCCAAAAAGGTTGCAGTTCTCACTCCATCGACTTTCTCTTTTCCTTCAAAATATCCAGAAACGATTTCAGCGTGAAGCGCCTGACGCTCCGGACTCAAATTCCCATCGCTATCGATGTACTTTTCAAGAGAATTGTGTCTTCCGTTTTTCACCTCAGCTGCTGCATCTCCGGTGTCAATCGCCGGGATGCTCATTTTAGCCTTTTTCCCGGAACTACCTTCGACCTCGATGCTGCTTTCGCCAGAAGCAGAACCTCCCACCTTTCCAGTTCGACCAGCGTGACCAAAATTACCACTGCCTAGCCCGCCATCGGTGTGAGTTTTCTGTACCTTTATCGTAGCATTTTTACCACGGTTGTCAAGGTTTCCCATGTTATTTTCCGGAGAAACTCGTGTGCTATCGCCATTGCTTCGTCCAGCGTTTTTCTGCGCGGCTCTGATTGCAAGATCACCCTGCTTGCTCACTGGGTCAACCATTACAAGAGCGGCACGGTTGAGAATGACATAATAGTCTTCGTTCCCACCCATCTTCTTATGGATGACATCATATCCGGAGCAAAGAGCAGCAACAGAGTCATCCGTTGTCTGAACTCGCTTCTTTGCTTTCTCATGTTCCGGGCTTCCATATTCGAGGATCTTAGCATCCGGGCGAACTGCACAGGTAGCAATGGCGGCTCTGCCGGCGTAGCCTTCCGCCGTTTCTTTTCTCGTAGAAAAATACAGACCGTCGCCAAAAATGCCATCTCCGTAATACGGTTCCTGCGTGTTGTACGCCATCTGGAACATCATATTTTCGCCGGTCATAGAGTCAATGTCCTTGACGCCGCGATAGCAGACAGCAGCTCCGCTTTCCTTGACGTACTTATCGAAGTCCTCTTGGCTTACGACCTGCGGCGTTTCATATACGCCCATGTCGATTGCGACCTTTTGAGCAGCACTGTACTGGTTGGCCCATCCCTCATGCGATTCGAGCCTTCTGTCCATAGACTGCTTGGCCCATGCTGCAGCGTCCTCGTCGGACATTGCTGCCACATCATCGCGCATCTCGACCTTCAGAGACTTCGCTTCAGATCCATACTCTGCAAGATTGAAGTATGTCTCTTCATATTCGGCAAGCTTGGCAATCGCTTTCTGATCGCTGGAAGCGACACCTGCCTTCAGCGAGTCAAGTTCACCTTTCGGAACGATACCAGTTCTGCCGAGGTATGCGTACTTCTGATTTTGTTTCAGGTTGCCGAAGTTTTCTTTCAGCGTAGATACCTTTTCCGCAGAAGCAGCACTGCTTGCCGCGCCGGCAGGAGCAGATCCACCAACCTGTCCCGGTACTCCTGCGTGACCAAAGTTTCCTGATCCTGATCCTCCATCAGTTTCTGTGCTTTGCACCATCCGCTCGCTGAAATCATCTAGCCTATAAGGCGTTCTGTTATCATCTGCCGAATCGGAATTTTGACTACTCGTCTGCCGGAGCGTGATATGTGTTGTCAGCACGGGATATGTGACATAACCGTCTGAAACGGTTGCTCCCCTGTACTGTTTCAGCGTCTCTAGCGTTTCGCTGGTAAACTTGTCTTCTCTGTCCCACAATGCTGTGCGCGGTTCGCTCTCCACTTTGACGACTTCGTAATCACCGCATGAGAGCAGTTCAGCCTGTTTGTACGGTGACAGTTTGGATACGTCAACAGCATGAGCGCCAGGCTCTACTGTGTAGTAGATAATGTCACCCATCTTGTCTTTGGCGATCTTATCAACCGCAGCACGATCCTTTGAGAAAGATGTCGGTGCAGTAATTTTGATTGTCTCGCCAACCGTAGGAGGTACATACACGCCTTGTCTGCCAGAATCTTGCTCAAACAAAATACTACGGTCTTGTGCGACTCGATACAGTTCACCTTCGTAGGGTTCAGAACACTTGACGGCTTTGGAGAGGTTTGTCATCCCCTCCGCTACACTTGCACTCGATACAGAAAGGTTCTGTCCCTGATACATGTCCTTACATGAGAAAGCAGAATCAGTAAGCCGATCTCCAAGGATCGCATCTTTGCTCGGATCGTAACCATTTTCGACTACGCCTTCAACCGTTTTTCTTTGGAAGATATACTCTCCTTGCGTGTAAGCAGAAATGTTATCGACAACCGCTTTGAACTGTGGATCTTCTGCCGCAATCTTGGCAATTTTGCCCTTACTCGCCTTGTTCAGCGTGTCCGCATATTGCTTGGCAACATCGTCTGATACTTCGGAGATCTGAGTTTCGCCAGCCTGTAATCGTTCCTTGGCCTTTTGGAAAGACGCATAATCTTCAGCAAATTTCTTTGCTTCATCCGTTTCCGGCTCACCGATCTGAATATCCGCCTTTTTATACATGGTCCTATTTTTGGTTGCTTCAACGACATATACGCCGCACCCTTCAACCAACTTATCATCAGAGGAAATGATTTTATTACTGCCCTTTTTACTGCGCAGATAATATCCATCACTTGTCTTGAAGGCTTCATATGCCTCTTTACCAACAGGACCTTCCATTTGGATTGAAAAGTGAGTTCCGACTTTTGCTTTTCCGAATACATCCTTCATCTTCGATGCGAGCTCGCCGTTTTTCATCCCGCCTAGCTGGTGCGACTCTGCACTACCCCCGATCTCTCCTGGGCGTCCTTTATGTCCAAAATTTCCAGACCCTTCTCCACCGTCCGGCCGCATCACATCATAGCTGCCGGGTTTGATGCTGTTCAACTCACCGCCGAAGAAAGCAGAATCTCCATCGTGGTTCATGTTGAGGCAGTTCAAGAGAACTACAATTCCGTCCTTGAATGGCTGGAACTGCTCGGCCGACTTGGCTTCGAGTTCATCCAAGCTCATGAATTGCGGAGCGACCATTTCGAGATCATCGCATTCGGGCTCGCCATCATATTCGGTGCAAAGGAAAATTGCCGGGGCAATACCGGTTTCAGGCTCCTTCGGTCCGTCTCCAAGCCGAATGATGTTCTTCGGAGTGATGCCGAACTCCTCTTGGGTTTCACGGATTGCAGCCTGTTCGGCCGTCTCACCCTGTTCCACATGACCGCCAGGGCCGCAGAGAAGACCATAGCCAGTGTCGTTGTGCCGCTTACCGCAAAGGATCTTGCCTTCTTTGACGACTATGACGCCCACACCACCGGTTTTCTGCTCCTTGGTGGATTGATTATCCCTGTTGGAGTGTTGACGGTTGCCAGCCTTCTTGAGCGCTTTGTAATGCTCTTCTGCTGCCTTCTGCTCTTCGCGTGTAGCCTCCATGTGTTCCTCAAGCCACATGCCATACTCCGGGAAGTCATCGTAGTCGTTCCCGTCCGAGCGTTTTGGTTCGGTTGGCAGGTTTGCCTTCGCGCTTTCAGCAAGATTCTTCGTAGCGTCCGGTGCAGTCGGATCGGTATTGTCTGTGACATCAGCGCCGGAGTTTTCTTCTCCCTCTCCACCATCCGGATCATTGACCGGATCGTGGATGGAAGTCATTAGATTCTCATCATCTTCCATATCATCGAGCATGGTTTCGATGTCAAACTCATCCGTTTTTGCCAGCGCAGAACGCACTTCGTCAGAACTGATAACCTCAGCCTGAATATACAGGTTGGCTGTGTTGGCACGGACGAGTTCGGTGTCGGCCTTGACCTTATCGACGTTGGCCTTATCCTGCTCAGACAACGACCACAGCGGATTGAAACTGATCTTGATCTTCGGGATCTCATCAATCTCGCCGTGATACATGCCAGCCTGGAAGATCACAGAAAGCAGATACCGGAGGTTCTTTTTGACCTGCGTTTTCTGGACTCTCTCGATGTAGTTGTACCAGTTCTCAAGGTCCGACGTGCCAGTAGCATTCATACCAGCAGGCGAACGGCCAAAGAGAATTGTCTGCGGGATGTTCGATACCGCAGACAACATATTGCAGGTGCTATCAATGACATCGGCTACGCCGGTGAATGAGAATGTCTTGAAGTCGTAGTCTTCGCCCTCGTTATCAATGGCGATGCTGTTCAGCAGTCCACGGGCAAGGTCAATCACTTCAAGCCGTTTGAGGACGTTCTGTTCACCGTCCTCGGTAGACAGTTCCTCCGCAAGATTTTTCATCTTGTACACAGCCTGAACACAACGCTCCAGCATCTTCGGTGCGCTTCCGTATGCGAGTTCAGAGTTTGCCAGCGCCTGTTTCATCCGGACATATTCCGGAATTCCCCAAAGCTGGTAGATCGAATTTGCCGAAAATTCTGGAACCCGTCCATTTCGGAAAACAAGGCAGCGGCTTTCATGCACGTTGAAGTACCCATACCTACTACTGACCGTATAGAACTCCGGTTCCCCGTACCGGTTTCCACCAAGAGGATTTCCCGGAACATATCTATACATACTGGTCTCATCAGGTACAACAATGGCGCGTTCAAAAACGCGCAGTTCATCAATGGACTTGATGTTTTTCCAGTCAAGTGGTTCATCAATTCCTCGGCCGTCATCGACCAGCATGACAATGATCGAACCGCCAAACAGCCGTGACCACTTGATTGCAGTAGCTGCTGTGTTCTCCCATTCGAGTTCATCCAGCGCTTCGCTGATAAAATCATTGATCTTTGCATCGGTCACGTCCTGCAGTTCGAAGCCATGCTTGATGGCCTCTTCTGCTGGCGCATCGATGATTTTGGAAAAGAGGCCGCTCCCCTCATAGAGAGCAGCAAGCTCGGTATCACTTGGAAGCAGTTCAGGCCGATACACCGGCGCCTGATTGTTTCTGTTATTTCCGAGCTGTGTGACGAGATTCACATATCCGTCTCCACGGAACGGACGGACAGACCTTCCGGTCTGCTTCGCAATCATTTGATAATACCGTCTCATCCGCTCAATTTGGGCCATGTTATTCGGTTCTATGTAAATCGCCTCTCTTCCCTTTGTCATGAGGTGAGCGAGCTCAGACTGAAGCTGCTTTCCTCGATCTCTGCGAATCCGTTCGCAGAGGCATCGACCATATCCTTGAGTTTCCCGTCCGGGAAGTTCTCAAGCTGAGTCAAGTATTTGTCATTCCAATCAGCTATCACCACATCGAAGTTACCTGCCTGCCACTGTGCAGCCATTGGCTCTGCACGAGCTTCCTTGCTGCCGGTTTCTGCTACGGTCTTGACCGTAAAACCGGACAGGAACTTGATATAGGACTGTGCCTGATCCTTTCCTGCCTGTCCAGGGTCCTTCGGCAAACGTGTTGTGACGCGCTTGTATTTGGCCCTGTCCATCTGGCAGGTATGCTTGATTGTATTTCGAACGTCGCTTGCAGACTGTTGAATATCGATCACGTCCGCAATGACGTATCTCCCGTTCTTTCTCTTTCCAATAAGGACACCGGCAGTGTGAGCGGAATCCTCGTTCTCTCCTTCTGCCGTAGCTGCCAAGTCCCAGCAGCGTACCCACTTGATAACATCGTCCGGGACGACGTTCAGGTAGTTGCCGACCTGAGACTTTTTGAAATACAGTCCAGCTGCCGGCCGGATCTTCCAGTTGCCGTGAAGCAGACGTTCCTTCTCGACAGTGGGCAGCGCTTTCAGGTTTGCCAGATATCCGGGGTTGATCTTCAGCAGTTCCTTATTGTCGTAGACAGAGGACATGATGAACGTTACCGACTTCGGTTCTTGGCGTTCCTCCTCTGTTTTGAGATCAAACTGCTCCCACAGTTCTTCCGGCGTATCTGCCCAATAGAACGCATCATCCCGATTGAGCATCCAGCGAACGGCGCCAGACCGTTCAGGGATTGCATATCCTGTTTCCTGATTGATCCACCACGATATAAAATCAGCAACCCAGCTATCTGCGTCAGGGTTGCAGGTAGCGCGCACAAACGGTCGAACACCACAGGTGGATCTGTTTCTGGACAGCATATAGATGAATGCTTTCCGACTGAAATGCGTAAGCTCATCGAAGCCGATTCCACAGATCTGGGAGCCCTGCCACTTTGATAATTCCACGTCCCGCTCTATGTGTGCGAACGAGACCTTTGAGCGAACCTTCCCGTCTTTGCCGGAGAAGACCCACTCACCACGAGACGGTCTTGGGTGTGCACCACGGATACCGCTGTACATTTTCAGCGATTCATCCCAAAGACCGCCCTGTGCGAAAATCTGGTTGTAGTTTCTTCGGAAGACCGTATAGCCGAACCCCGGAACATTCCGATAGGCCAGCGGGGTAAGCAGAAGTCCGAAAGACTTTCCTCCTCCTGCGGAGCCTAGCCGCCATAAATACAAATATCCGCAGGTGTCGAAAGGAAGTCTTCCTGCGGGCCTTCCTGCGGCTTCAGTATGAATGGCAACGTAATCCCCCCTGTCCCTCAGCTACCTTTTCACTCGCCCTTCCCTTCCGGCTCCTCAACCTTTGCGAGTTTGTCTTCCTTTACCTTCTCAAGCCGGCCATTGTCCGGCACATATATCACGGTATCGTAGCTATCGCCGTCATCATTCGTAGATTCGGCATAGCTGATACCGGCAACATCACCGTTCGTGATACTGGAAATTCTGGCTTCCGTTTCGCTGATCCGTCTCTCCAGATCCCGATCCTTCCGAAGCTCCTCAGTATCGTACCCGGCCGTTTTCATGAGTTGAATATACGCTTGCAGATCTCCTGCCATAGCCATAGTCAGGAGTCTTGCGTGAAGTGCAGCCATGTTGGTCCGCTCGTTTTCCTCATATCCGAGATCCTTGAGGTTTGTATCGAGTATCCCCTTTGCCGCAAGGTCTAGCATGAACCGGGCCGAGGACTGAGCATCCCTTTTTACCCGCTGTACTTCTTGGGATCTCTGCCCACCCTTCGACCCTCTTTCCTTCGCCGTCTTACTGTCCCGGATAATGTTGTCGGTAAATTCCTTATTCCTTCCTCTTCCAGCTTTGCTCCCGCTTGTATCCGGGGAAGCAGTCTTTTCATTATCGACTTTCTTCTTCATCTGTTTCACCTGCTTTTTCGTCATAAAAAGAGCGCCCACATGAGGCTGTGAGCGCCCTTGTATCGGTATTTTATTCTAGGTGGGAGTTTATGCCCCGTAGAGACTGGTGACAGTAGCCACGCCCTTCCTTACGGTCTGGTCAATGTTGTAACCAATGGATTGATAAAACCTCGGAGAAGTCATGCACTCGAATGCACGAGTCATATCGTCGTGCTGCTCTTTCGTGATCCCAAGCCGGAACCCCTTCGCTATCTTCAGGGCTCCCTTGAAGTCACCCTCTGCCACCAACCGTCTGACTGTATCCGATTTCCGTTCCATTTTATCTCCCCCTTTGACTATACGTTACAACACCGTCTAGCCTAGTCAAGAGGTTTTCTGGAAATATTCGGATTTATTCTAGGCAATGCTCATACAGACTTCGGATAGCAGCATCCGGGATATCCTCTGGCTTAATTTCCCTCATCGGTACTCTCTCCAGTTTTTTGACCGGGTTTCCCTCATGCGTCTTCCGGTATTCGAGGCTTGCCAAATACTCTCCCTCCGTACACATCCCGTGCGCGTGTTTGAAGTCATATCTTGGCCCCCAGCTCCCCTCATCGAAGAACGACACCTTGATAGGATCAAGGCCAGCCTGCTCATCCAGATTCATGATCCAGTCTGTCTTGCCGGCTTTCTTCCCTTTGATCGTATGGACATCATAGACCCATTCAGGAATAATGCCCCCTGGGAGCGTGCTCTTTGTGATTTCCCGAATTCCCTCATATTCCTTCCAGTTTACATAACTGTACGGATTGATAATCGGGGAAGACATGAGCGTCTGCTCTCCACTCCTCGCATAACACAGAAGCATCACAGATTTGCTCAAGAAGATCTCATCCTTGCTTTCTGCATCTTTCTTCCCATTCACCAAGCCATCCACGGTCTTCAGGCTCATAATCTCATTCGTGAGTTCTGTCGCACCATTCAGAATGGAAATGAGAATCAGCGCATCCCACAGCAGATCTCGGTGAGACACGCGCAGAAGACTGATTGCGTAACCGATGTTCTCCATATCGAGAATGTTGATTGCCTCCCTCAGAAGGCATACCGCATAATACGGATCACTCCCGTCCGGAGTAAGGGAATCTGTTTTTACTGTTCGCCGCTTTGTAGGCAGGAATCCCATCTGCTCGTACTCCTTCGGAGCATTGCGCAGGTTCAGAAGCATATCTTTCATCCTCTTAATATGCTTGCTGTCCACTTCGATTTCATCCCGCTCATTCGGAGTAAGCACGAAGTTGCAGGCAAAGTAGCAGGCATCGCGGCTTTTGAGCGCTCTGCACAGAAGCGCTACAGCATTTGAAACGTGCTGCATCTCCGGCGCTCCGTTCTCCCTAGCCTCCTCATCCTTCGCACGAAGGGCCAGGAGTTCTTTCGTAAGAACACCCCAGCAGTCTTCACACGAGATGGTGAGAATCCGCTTCCACAGCATTCCGTGGTAGCCTTCATACATCTCATTCGCCGCATAGCTCGTGAGATTGAACTCCCCTCGTCGTGCTGCCTTCTGAAGCAGACTTGCCATATCGTACATGTTCTTTCCACTCTTGGTTGCGAGATACCGATAAGCCATTGAATCATCCTTTCCTTTTTGGTTTATCGTATCGTAGCATAACCTACCAACCTGTCAATATTTGCCTGCATTTTTTATCGTTTTACCCGGATATATGGCTTGTTTGATTTAAAGTTATAGCTGAAATACTTCCCCCATTTTTGCTTCATAAGGTTTGCACAGGCTACCTGGTCAGCCCGCTTTTTTTCTGTGTTGCCTCCAGCGTTCGTATCTGTTCCGCCTTTGGTGCAGAGGTACTTGGGTTTCAAAATGATTCGGTTTACAAGCAACTCGTGCAACACTACATCCAAATCGCAGTTGTGATAAACTTCTTCCCTGAACCTCGACTTGTAGCACGGCTTGTTGAACCACCGCATACCGCCAGACGTTCCCTTGAATTCAAACTCGCTCCCATAGTTCCATGGAGAAATAGAAGCGTCTACAGCGGCATATCCAATCCGAAGATCACTTATAAGCTGTCCGATTCTTTCAAACTCAGCTGTTACTGTTTCGGGCTCCGTAATCTTCTCGTAGGTATCCAGTCTATAATAGAGAAACGGCACATCATCGTCGATCATGCAGATGATGTCTTCAGAAGCATTGTCGACGATATAGTTGACGACTTTGACCAGATTATTGATCTCAGAGTCCTCTACCGCCCAGATGTGATCCGGATCAATGCCGGCGTCTATGTAATCTTGCAACTCGGACTGTCTTACTACATATGTGTAGTATTCAAGGATCTTGTGTGTGCAGGCTGTCTTCGCCCGCTTGTAGCTTGGAATGTAGATGTTGAATGTCGGGCTGTTCATCTGGACAACCACCCTTCTGGCAAGTCAAAGCCCATGTTGAAAATATAATCAATCACGGACAAGTTCTCGATGAACTTCCCGTGTAATTGCTGATATTTGATTGGTCGGTAATCCGAATACACAAGGTCAACCCCTCGCCGTGCATACTCCTCTGGTCGGTGATAAACGGCTGCGCCAGTTCCACTCAGATACTCTGTCGCTCCAAGCTCCTCGCACATCATGAATATCCGATCGTCTTTATGCCCGCTCAGGTGAAGATCTCTGGTTGCAATCCTGACCTCCGGAGAGATTCGGAACATCTCCATGACGAGCTCCGTAATCGCTACATTGAATTCGACCATGCTGAGGTTCGGCTTTCTCGCCATTAGCTCCATCTCTTCGAGAATGAAGTGTCCTTCCTCAAAGCAATTCGCCTTGCAGTAGTTCTGTTCCAGCGTCTTCACAATCTTATCAACGCAGTACGGAGCATCAGAAACTTTGATATCCGCAAGTCGCATATCGTGATGGGCGTGTACTGGAAGTGTAAGCTTTGCCTCGCCGTTCAGGGCCTTAATCCGATTCCAGTTGTGCATACCTTTCTTGGAGAACTGCACGTCATCGGAAAAGACAAGCACGTCGCACTTGGCCGCTTTATAGAAGAAACCCATATAGGGTAAAAAATTGGGCTGATGGGACGCAACGATCATATGACTACTTCCTTATTTCTCTGATAAGCCGGAATGCCTCTGCATACCGGAGTCCTACCGTAGATCCTCTGTACATGGCGAGTGCTTCGACAGCCTGTGTAGATCGCGCAGCAGGATATCTTTGGGTCTGAGATTTGAAAATGCGCATCGCATCGGTTTTCATGCCGATTGTACCCGTGATGTCTTCATACACGTCAGGAATAAACGCATTCTGCTGATCCGGAGTATCCCATCCAGTTTCGGAGACTGTTTCGTATGCGTATATTTTTCTGACAATGTGGTCGTATTTCGGGCGAAGCGCTACCATAGCCGCATCCGCCACAAGCTTATGGTCGCGGTGAATATCTCCCCTGTGCGGAATATACACAACAAACGGCTTGAGATCATTTATGACCTCTGAAAGAGCGTTGTTGAGCTTCACCTGGTCGACAGCGTCTAGCCGCGCTGCCGGGAAGTCGAGAAACTGAACGCTTGTCGTTCTTAGTAGTTCCGCTGCCTTCAGGTCTTCTTTCCGGCCCTGTCGGATCAGTTCTTCATTAAACAGCGGCGGACACCCTCGCGTAACAATACACACATGGACCTTCTCTCCAAGCATTGTAAGCTTGGCTATTGTCCCTCCGACTCCGAGAATTTCATCGTCCGGATGGGGCGCAATTACGAGGGTACTCATAACGGCAAGACTCCTCTCTCAATCACTCTTGCCGGTACACCGACAACCTTGCTGTGAGCATCGACATTATGGAGTACAACGCTCCCAGAGCCAACAATGCAGCCCTCGCCGAGCTTTATCTGCCCGTTGCAGAGTGCTGCACTTCCAAGGAAAACTTTATCTTCAACAACCACGTCTCCATTCAGGATAGAGCAGGTCGATAAATTCACATGATTCCCGACTCTGCATTCGTGTTCAACGAGAGCCTTTGTATTGATTATGTTGTTGTCTCCAATAACGGAGCCGGCAATGATGGTCGTAAACTTCCCGATAAAGTTTCCTTTTCCAAGGAGTGCTGATTCAGCAACGATAGCGCTCGGATCAATGATATTGATAAACGAGAGTCCAAGCAGTTTTATGTATTCATACCATCTTGCTCTCGCCTCACAGCTTCCTATTGCAATATGGTAGAGATAACTCTTGTAATCGGGAATATCCTCAATTCTCTTGAAGATCGTTCTTCCGAGATACCTGCCGGTCTTGACCTCATCGACATACCCGACAATCTGGATTCCCGCCATCTTCGCAGAATCACTAACAGAGGCAGCATGGCCACCGGCTCCAATCAAAATGACCTTTTGCTCCTGCATTTTCACTCTCCCCGCATTTTCTTGTATTCGTCTGCAGGAACAATGACAGCTTCCATTTCATCGTACCAGATTGCTCTCGCATTGATTCTGCGCTTTGCGACCTTAACTTTTGCGCCTTCAATGCCAAGCTTTCTGACCAGATCATTGTAGTCGAGTTCACTTCGGCATACGATCATAACATAGTCGTATTTCTCATAGTGAATAAGTTCCATTTCCTTGATTGGCCGCTCATCCACCGGAGTCTCTTTCAGATCGATGTCCATTTTGAAGTTGCCCATGAGATCCGCTGTCCAGTCTCCGAGTTCATCCATATCCCACTCGCCAGCATGACTGTTGAGTTTGATATTGATGTACTTCTGCTCTGCAACCGTATATCCAATAAGCAGTTTGCAGACAACTTCGGTATCAGGATTTTCAGCTTTGATAATACTGACTCTCTGGTTGCCGCCAATGACCTGGTTCTTTTCATTGATGACGATGATGTCAAAATCACCGTATTCCTTGAGGGACTTCTGCAGGTCATCCTTTTTCTGCTTCTTAATCTTCCTCGGATTTCCGAAGTCGAGTTTAAGGTCTCCGACTCTCCTTGTCACGACCTCAATGCGCTTCTCCATTTGTTTCTCCTCCTGCTTTTGTATTCCTGAATTGAAAAAAATCCGCTCTGTCAACAATACAGAGCGCCGTGGATGTTATGTAACTTGAATCAGGTTTTCCGATTCTGTAGAATATAGTTATCGCTTTGCACGTTATATTATGGAGGTGCTATGATGTACGACGGAAACGAAAAGGTGATTCTCAATGGAGAATACCTTGACTATTCCATGCTTGACTTCTGGCGTTGGGCCTATTCAAACATTCATTACAATATGCAGCGAGGCACATTCGCTGACTATCTTGTGCGCTGTGCCTTAGAACGCGGAGGCTTTCCGACGCGGCCAGAGATTGGAACCGGATTTGAACCCTATGACCTTGAAGGTCCAATCATTCCTGCAACCGGAAAACCAGCCCGCATTGAAGTCAAATCAGCCGGCGTTCTCCAGGCTTGGGGAAAGTCAAGCAGAATTGCTTTCTCGATTGCTCCGGCAAGAATCCCGGAGAATGGAGATATCAAGCACAACGCCCCGCAGCAGCGGAACAATGACATTTACGTCTTTGCATTCTTCACTGCAGAAGACAAGAGCGCAAATATCCTCGATATGTATTGGTGGAAGTTCTACGTTCTGTGTACGCAGCGGATCAACTCAGATCCTAAACTGAATGAACTCAGAACGATATCACTCAAAAAGATCGAGAAGCTTTGTTCCCCTATCCTTTTTGATAATCTTGCGCAGGCAATAGACGCAGCTGCAAAGACGATCTCATAACGCGCTACGGTTCCTTGCTGAGTTCTCCTGCGTACCACTTCAGAAACTTCGCGTACTCTTCGCGGAGAAATTCGAGATTGTCACCAAGATCTTCGACCGATATTTCTTCGCCGAAGAACATATTGACGAATGCTTGAAAAGACATAATCAAACCTCCCCCATTATTTCAAAATGCCCGGCAGCCATGAAAGGACAAAGTGGCTGTCGGGCTTTTTCGAGTTCTGCAAAGCAGCAATTTCGCAGGAGAGAATCAAAATTGTCTGCTTTGAAACTCTGGTATGTGGCGTTTCTTATTTTGCTGTTATACACAATACACACTTCCTATTGGACTTACAATGACATTTCGTGAAATTATGCGACATTTGATGTCAAAAATGGTTCACAATCTCAATTTTATCAGATTTCATAATAAAAAAGCAGCACACCGCGTTGGTGCACTGCTTTCTTTCGCTTTGAATCAATAGTGCTTCTTGTGTTCAATAACCCATCCAAGAAGTTCCTCATAGGACATCGATCCATCCGCAACAGATAGGCCGACATTAACAATGTCCTCGTCTGTATAGCTGAGTCTGATACCGTTTACCTCGAGGAATGTAAGCATAACATATACGCCAATCCGCTTGTTCCCATCGACAAATGCGTGATTGGAAATAAGGCAGTATCCAAGTCGTGCTCCTTTCTCTTCCTTCGACGGATAAAAGTCAGTACCGTCAAAACTGGAAAACGCACTTTCAAGTGCAGATTCAAGAAGCGATTCATCTCGAACTCCAATGCTCCCTCCGGTGCTTTCCGCAATAATCCGGTGAAGAAGCAGGACCTTTTCTTTCGAGAACTTTATCATTTCGCCAACTCCTCAAATGCGCCCTTGTGTTTACGCAAAATCCGCTGTGCAACGAAATCAATCTTTTCATCGTCGCTCATTTCGATTCTGTCGTCGTCTCGGCGTTCTGTTCTGGGCCGCGCAACGTCAAATGGAATCCCATTTTCGTATAAGCATTGCCGAAGGAACATATTGACTGCAGTCGAAAGATCAAGTCCGAGGTCTGCATAAAGCTCCTGAGCCTTTGCCTTAACATCTGCATCAATGGATAATGTCGTTGGTACTTTCGCCATGAAATCATCTCCTTTATCCACAATATACGCATATCCTATGTAAAAGTCAATATGTCATGTGATATTTTGCTCATGCTTTCCGCCGTTTCTTCGCATACCGGACCATTTCCTCGCCGTGGAGGCCAATAGCGGTAAATGTTCCGTTCCAGAATTCAGCATCAATCTTCAGCTGGTCCATAAACTTGATTGCCTTGACACTGCTGTCGAATGTCGCTTCAAAGGGTTCCAGGCCGTCAGGCCACAAAAAGCTCCATGCGGACGGCTTCTTGTACTTGACGACGAACTTGTCTCCGCTGCGTTCAAATCTTGCCGTGATATCGTACCCTGTATTCTTTTTCATATCGGATAGCTCCTTTTGTTTTTCTATGACTATACGTTACAATGCCTACCTGCCTAGTCAATAGGACGACAAAAAATATCCGCAGTGTCCATTTTCATGGTACACTGCGGATTTTCAGGTCTTAATTCCCTGCTTTGAAGTTGTAGATTGGCTTAATGATCGCGTCAATTTGTGCTGTTGGTCCAATGTTATTGACGATATCGTCCATGCCCTTGTAGGCCATCGGGCATTCATCCAAGGTGCTTTGCCCGACCGATGTGGTGTAGATGCCTTCCATCTGTTTTGCGAATTCATCGACTGTGAAGGCTTCTTTGGCTGCGCTCCTGCTCATCAACCGGCCGGCGCCATGTGGAGCGGAGCAGTTCCAGTCTGGATTGCCTTTTCCCGTACAGAGCAGGCTGCCGTCTCTCATGTTGATAGGAATGATAAAGCGCTCGCCGAGCTGCGCAGACACGGAGCCTTTCCGGAGAGTCATGTTTCCGACATCAATATAGTTATGGATTGTCGTGAAACCATCTTCGCAATGCAGATCCATCGTATTGATAATTGCCCGCATCATGCAGTATCTGTTGAGGCGCGCAAACCTTTGGACAACTTGCATATCATTCAGGTAATCATCGAACAGCGATCCCTGCACATAAGCAAGAGGTTTCGGGACGAGAGTATGTTTCCTTTCTCCTCTCAGTTTCTCAATCGCGCTCTGGATTTCGTTCTTTCGCCCAGCAGCCTTCAGTGACTCAATCACCTCGTCGATTTCCGCCTTGCTATACTGGGTGAGCTGCTTATACGCTTCTTCCTGATAGTAGTTCGCAACCTCAAGTCCGAGGTGGCGGCTTCCGGAATGGATGACGATGTAGATATGCCCTTCAACGTCCACATTCGCTTCAATGAAGTGGTTTCCGCCGCCGAGTGTTCCAATGCTGCGTTTTGCTCTCTCGATGTCAACATGATTTCTGCATCTCAGATGAGATGCAAGGTCAAGTAGATCAGCCTCCGGAACAGCTTGACTATGGATTGAAAACCCGGACGGAATCTCCCGCCGAATAACCTCATCAAGCTTTTTCAGATCAATGTGATCTTCACGAATCCGGGCGACATTCATGCCGCATCCGATATCAACGCCGACCAGGTTCGGGCAGATCTTATCGCTGATGGTCATCGTAGTCCCGATTGTGCAGCCAGCGCCAGCATGGATGTCAGGCATCATGCGGACCTTACTACCTTGGACATATGGCTGGTTAAGAAGATTGATAACCTGCGAGATCGATTCATTGTCAACAACATCGGTGAACACTTTTGCCGTTCCATATTTTCCAGAAAGTTCGATCATACTGCTTCCTCCTTAAAAGTGGTGGGCCGCCTCGGAGTCGAACCGAGATTTTACCAGTTATGAGCTGGTCGCTCTAGCCTTTGAGATAGCGGCCCATCAATCCCGGCTTAACGTACCGGCCGTGAGGTCTTGCGCGCAGACCAACGGCAGATTTGGTGATTGCACACCGGAGGTCGAGTATCAACAGCCCTTAAAACCCTCCCAGAGGTACTGCCTAGCTTGGCGGATTTCAGTTCGCCCCAAGCATTACGAACAAGTGCGGATCCAGCCGATTCGACCACTAGTGAGTCTTTCCCGGCAAGCTGGACGGGACGTTCCAAAATGGACTTGTGCCGTCTCTACGAAGATCTTATCCGCTCGATCTTTACCTTTTTGGCCGAAACACGCAAACGACTTTTACTGCGCTGTCGGTACGAGTGTTACCTCGCCCCGGTGGGTTTCCACCACTATATTCTGTTGGTTTCGGCATCCCACGCATCAAGCGCAGGGGATATGATGGCTGTTCATCTAACTCCATTTACTACAGCTGCTATTCCTCAAGTAGTCTCATTGCCAACAAGTTCTACAACCTTGTAAGGCGCCCTTTAAGCTTCGTAGCACCATCATATTTTGCAGCGTGGCTCTATCCCACTTTCCGGCCCATATAGCTGCATTTTTGCCTCGTTCTCCTTAGGCACTGCGGGTACAGCGCCCTTAGCCGGTGGCCCTGCGGTTATGCCCAATGCCGGCAAGCGGCGGGCCTGCTGTGCAGGGTTATGAATCCACCTTGTTATGATCTCGCACGGAGAACCCCAACGGGCGGCTGGCAGGGGTAGCAGGATTTGAACCTGCGGATATGGGAGTCAAAGTCCCATGCCTTAGACCGCTTGGCGATACCCCTGTATGCAGGCTCATGCAGCGGCGTCCCGCCGAACCAACCTGTAACCTTGACCAGAGCAGGCCCCCGGTCGAGTAAGCGGCATTTCCGCTTGAAGCATGATTTGATGGTTCCTTATCTCCACCTTGTTACCCTCATGATGGACGATCTGAGTGGGGAGTTCCCATTTCGCTTGTTTACTCCCAAACTTCGCTATCGGCTATATCAACCCGACGACACCGCTGCCAGATGCGGAGGTTTCATTCCAACTACGGTTTAACGAGTAACCACCTCGTATGTTGGCGGGCATGGTGCGAAGCGCCTTATCTGCGTCATTATAACGGTGTTTTCTCCACATCGGCCGTAGCAGCTGATACTAACCATGCAGATTTGCAGACTTCGCTGGTGCGGCTTGGCAGAATCGAACTGCCTTGGGTCAGTTGCTCTTCGCTGCCCTTTACCAAATGCCGCGTGTTGCCACACTTACGCAGTGGCTGCGGAGGGTTTATTATACTTGTAGAAAGCGCCACGAAACCCACAAGAGGGCGCTTTGGTGGATGCGGCGGGGATTTGAACCCCGCATGGTGCAGGCAGTATGCGACGAGCTTTGTTCCCGTCCGAGGTGGCTTCTTCAACCCCAATAGGTTTGAGTGTGTCGCGCTTTCCTGCACCGCATACCCTTGCTGCCTTTCCACTCGGCCACGCATCCGTATACAATTCTAAAGAAAATACATCTCCACCGATACCTTTGGCCTGAAAAAGACAGGGTATTTTGCCATAAGATAGTGAACGAGGTCGTCTGGGCCTATCTGCCTCACCGAGTCTTCAAGTTCTGGATACCTCCCGACAATTCCCTTTAGTCCAATCGAAAGCGGGTCGCGCCATCCGATTTTGCAGCACTGTTTCAGGAGCTTTGTGAAGTCGTATTTGTCCAGTTCTTCTGCGGCTTTCTTTTTACTTGGATTGTAGTCAAACACCGGCGTTCTCCCTTCATCCTTTGACCGTCTTCTCGCTTAGATTCTCACATCACGGAAATCTTCCCGGAACCATTACGTTGTGGGCTCTACGTTCTCTCGAACCTCGATCCACCTACCGTGCAGTTTTCAGCGGGCATTGTCATTCTTTGTGGGGTGAGACGGGAACCGCCCACATCAGCCGGGAGCGACCCGGCAACTGGTGGAACCGACCAGACTCGAACTGGTGGCCTCCTGATCCCAAATCAGGCGCGCTACCAACTGCGCTACGGCTCCATATTGGCGGCAGATGGAGGAGTCGAACCTGACCGTTTGGGGACTCGGAC